TCCCGGTAAACCGTGGCTATAACTTTCTGGGGGTTGCCGTCAGAATCAATTACCGTGATGGGCATTTTCATTTGTCATCTCCACAATTTTTTGAGCATCGGGGTGGTCCTCACGGACTTCCTCTTCCGTCTCGTAACCCCACTCACGAAAAACTTGCTGACCCTCGCCGCAACACTCGGGACACGGTCTAGGTATCTCAAGCGTTTCGCTAGCTCTTCGGTAGAGCTTACCGTATCCGTCGCACTCGCGGCAGGGCAGTGTCACTTCGAACGTAGGCATTAGAGAAACAGGGTTCGAATCAGGTTTTCGAGAAAAATAGTGATTAGCTGTTCCATGTCTTTCTCCTATTTAAATGCAGGCCCGGTCACCCACCCGACGAGCGAGTGCCGTGTGCCTTTTGTTACGGGAGTTACTTCATGCAGCGCATAGCTTGGAAAGAAAGTGATAGCGCCTTGGTCGCGGTCTGCGGGCTTTGGGTCGCTGTCGAGATGAACGATCAGGTCACCACCCTCGTACGAGTCCGGCGGAGATAGCTGAACACTGAAGCTTAGCTTCCGGTGATCCAGCGTCTCGTTATCAGGTACGCCCGCATCAACGTGCCGCCCGTAGAAGCCCTTGTCGCCGTTTTGGTATGTTCCGAACTGAAGGTTCTGGATGCTTCTAAGATCGAACTGGAACCCGCTTTCGTTAGCAGCCACTACCTCACCGCAAAGCGTTTCAAATATCCAGCGGTTTTCAGGCACATCGGAGTAAAGAAACTGAACGTCGGTCACGCGTACCTCGTCATTAACAACCCCGGATCCAACCTCCGCTGGTTTCTGTTCAGAAGCGCGGCCTTTCTGTTCTCGGCAAGCCGACACTATCTCAGCGCACTGACTGACGCTGAACACGCCCCGTTTATGAAAGGTTTGAAAGTTGGGGATTTGGTACAGGCCCCACTGAAACGTGTGAGGCTTTTCAACAGGAGGCGGTGCCTCTACGGCCTTTCCTTCTTCGAAGTATACTCTCCATTCGATATGCCATTTTTGCTCGAAAGGCTCTCTTTCGAAAACAACATCCTCGTCATAAAAAACGGCCACGCCCGGGCGCATGTTTATCTCTTTGCCTGCCGCAGTCGTAAGGCCCCAGTCCTTCCATACGCCGTCGCAGTGTGAAGACAGGCAGAGCTTTAACCAGTACCTTCGAGAGGTCGCCTTGGGCGCTTTTTCACGAATACCTCCCGAATCGGGGGGTTTTATCAAAACGCATTCTTGTGAGGTAACGACGAGGCTTTTCCCGATGGAGTCTCCCAGCTTTTTTGCAGCCTGCTCCGCGTAGGCTTGCAGTATGGACGGTTCCTTCGCCTCCGGCTTTGGCTCAATAGAGCCGCCAGACTTCACGTCAAAAAGGGCCTTAACGATTTCTCCCCGCTCAGCGCTGGAGATAAAGTCGTTCATTTCAATCAAAAGGGGCTCGCTCATTCGTCTGGCTTTCCCTCTTCGATAGTCTCGCCCATTTGCGTTAGCTTCGAAGCCATCCGTCCGTGGTCCAGAATTATTTTGCGGACCATCTTACGCGGAACAGCGACGTTTTTTGAACGGCCTTTCTGCGTGATAGCAGCAAGCTCGTGGTATTCGTCCTCGGGAGTGTAAAGTTTCATCCTCTTTGCACCCGCTTCCATGCGGCACGAAGAGCCTCGGCCTTTAAAAAACCTTCGGGGTCTTTTAGGCCCCCACTTTCCTGCAAGCGCTCGGCTTCCATCCTTACGGCTTTATCCACCCACTTCACCGCCTGAGCCCAGTTCTGGACCTCTTCGACGGCGTTCATATACTTGCTTTCCATGGTCATCTCCTTGGTTAAAGACAACCCCTTATAATCTCCCATACTTACAGCGTCAACAAAAAAAACGCCCCCGCACTGATGGGTAAGTGCGAGGGCGTTTTACAACCACGGAGAAAACCGGTTCACGTATGAACCGATAGAAAACCTATGCGATACGCTTCGCTAGGTCAACCACCTAGTCCACTAAATATCCCAGAATTTTTACATTCGTCGCAGATAAACATGCCCTTCTCGACAAGCTTTACCTTTTGGCAGGTCAGGCATTTTTTTCGTACGTGAGTGCCGCGCTCTATTCTACGATCTTCAATCTTTTTTTGTTCTTTGGAAGAGACCATCGGTAGAACACATGCTTGTTTATCTGGACGACGCGGTGCTTCGTTGCTGCCCAGCTTGGTAGCACATAGTCGGCGTGATAGAAAGTCGAACCCTCGGTTGGGTCCATTATCGTCCGTGACAGTACAAGTTCCGAGATCCGTGTTGCGCGGAGCTTGGCCGCCTTGTCCCGCATCTTGTCGCTCTTGCCGTCGCAATAAAAAGAGAACTGACATTTGTGGCGGACAGGCGCACCTGACCGATAGACAGGCCCCTGCTTTACGACACTGCAAACGTCGTTCGGAAACCGCCGGTCTTCTACGCGGTTCATTATCACGGTGGCGACGGCCACCTGACCGACCATGGGCTCCCCTCTCGCCTCGAAATACACGGCGGTGGCGAGGCAGAGGAGTGCGGCGGCAACCATTACCGGCCCTGCCCGCGATACTTCTTAAAATTGCGACGCTTATGCTTGTTCTTGGGCCGCGACAGGTGGCTTGCGCCTATCGACGTGCGCTTCTTGACAGGCTTCTCACGAAACTGAGCAACTACCTTAGCCATCGGCAGAGTCGGTCGATAGAGTTACCTTCGAAGCTTCAATCGGATGGCTCTGACGAAAAACCTCAGATTCGGCAATATGGATCTGAAGCATGCCGCTGATGCTGCGCCCCTCTTTCTGAGAGCGCTGCTTTACCTCGTGGTAGGTCTGGATCGGCACCAAAATGCTTTTCCACTTGGTTGTGTCCATGTCTGGTCTCCTTGTTGAATGTACGCGAACATATAGGAGTTCCTGCGGTCCTGCAAGAAAAAACCCCGCCCGAAGGCGGGGTAAGTTTAGGGAGGTAATTGCGGAGGAAGGGACTACTCCGCGTCGCCCCAGCTAGCGCCAATCTCTATGTCGCAACGACTGGGGACATCTAATTCTATCGCATCTGTCATTATATTTGCAATAGAAAGCGCCTCTTCTTTTCCGGTGACAGAAACCGCTAATTCATCGTGTATTTGAATCAGAGGAATCTTTCCAGTTTGGTACACGTCCACCATGGCCTGCTTTGTCATATCCGCGGCAGACGCCTGAATAAGCCGGTTTAAAGCCTTATAGGTGTAGGCCCGCTTCAGCCGAGTCGTCTGACCGTATTGGCGCACGGCTTCGTGATACGGCAGGGCCTTGTTCATTTCGAACGTATCGGGCTCCCAGAGGTCAAACCGGCACTTGCGGCCTTTTAGGGATCGGATAGACCCGCCACTGTCTTTGTCGTTGAGCCTGTCGGTTACGCCGCGCATCAGCATCTTCACGAAGGGAACGCGCTCGTGATACTGATTGACCAGTTCCTTCGACTCTTCGATAGGGATGTCCAACTGCTCGGCCATCTTCTTGGCCCCCATCCCGTACATCATACCGAGATTGATGGTCTTTGCCTGCTTGCGGCTGATCTGAGCCATCTCAGCGACCATCGTGTGGAAGTCCATCTTCGGATCTTCCCGATATCCGGTAACGAACTCTTCGACGCCGCGCAGCGGAACGCTACGAGCCTTGCCGAAGACCGAGGCGTAATGGACCAAGATCCGTGGTTCCTGTTGCGAGAAGTCAATACTCGCCCACTCCTCCCCCTCTTCCGGCAGGAACAGCCTCCGGATCATCGGACCGAGTTCCGGGTCTCGTGCAGGGATTTGCTGGAGGTTCGGGTTATTCATCGATATCCGACCCGAGACGGTGCCTCCATCGTCAGACCTAATCTGGTTTATATGCCCGTGAATGCGCCCGTCGTCGCCGACGTGCTTCATAATGCTGCTAATGAACGTGCCCTGAATTTTGTTCAGCGCCCGGGCTTCGACCACCATCTTCGCCAGCGGGTGTTCGTGACTCGACAGGAACGCTTTCGTAAAACTGGGAGCGCCCGCCGCGGTCCTTGGGTAGGACACCGAGAGCTTATCGAACGCGTCCGCCAGACTTTTGGCGGCCCAGATCTCGACGTGGTTGCCGACCAGCTTTTTGATTTCCGCCAGTGTGTTCTTCTCGCGACGTATCAGCGAGTCCCGTGCCTTATCTGCCTCGTCTAAATCTACCCGAACGCCGCGAGAGGTCATGTCAACCAGACACGGCAGGAGATTATGCTCTAGGTCCACGATCTCCTGAAGGCCTTCTTGCCCGACCTTTACTTTGAAAAAGTTCCAAAGCTCCAAGGTCAATTCAGCGTCAGTCTGGGCGTAAGGCCCGACGTGCATGGCGGGGAGCTTCCACATCTCAGCCTTCGGGTCTAACCCAAACTCTCTCGCCGCAGCGATTAGCTCCTTCTCAGACTTAACCTTGTCCAGATAGTCATAGGCTACGGAGTTAAGCGCGAACGACCGACGGTTTTCATCCAACAGACTGGCGACGACCATGGTGTCGATAATGCGCCCGTTAACCTCTATGCCGTGAGCCCGAAGCCAACCGACATCGTATTGCGCGTTGTGAAAGATCTTATCGGCGTCCGTGGCGCAGACGCGCTTCATCCAGTTTTCGACCAGCCGACGGTCTAGGTTACCGCCGCCCATATGCCCTACCGGGTAGTAAGCGCACCACCCGTCCACGGCGACGGCGTACCCGACAACCTCACCGTTTTTGACGGGCCAACCCGGACCCCGCTGCATGAGGTCCGGGTCGCGTGTTTCAAGGTCGATTGCAATTTGCTTTGCGCTAGACAGGTCCGGAAAGTCAGAGGGCGGAACCCACTCGCTTTTCGGCGCAAACATAGCCATTTGAAGGCTCATTTTTTCTTCCTCGCTCGTCGCGCCGCGGGACGGGGCCTGCCCCGGCGTACGCGAGCCTTCGCTACCGCAGTTTTTTCCTCGTTAGGCATTCGCCTCCGAACTGACCGAAGAAGGTCTTCGGAGATGTTCATTGCCGTGGCCGTTGAGATAGGCACCATGAAATCGAGGCCTTTTTGCTTGTCCACGATGCGGAACTTTATGGGCTCGTCAGGGCCCTCGTCGTACGGAATAATTAGTGGCAAAACTGATAAGCCTCCCTAGATGATTCGGGCTCGACAAGGAAAAGGTTTTCCTTTGCGCGAGTTATCCCAACATAAAACGTCCGGTGAAGGTCGTTACTGCCCGCAGTATCTTTCTCCGCCTCCCGTAAAGCAGCATAGCTACAGTCGGTATAAAGAACGACGTTTCGGGCCTCGCCCCCTTTTGCTCCGTGAATCGTGGAGACCGTGATTCGAGGCTTGTGAGCCAGTTCTTCACCCCGCCTTTCCGCCGCCTGAATGTAGGCAATCTGCCCCTCCGGAGCTTTCGTCAGAACCGTGGGCCATGGGGCGTCTTGCAAAACCAAAAGACCTTCGGACTCGGCCAGTACATCATACCCGATTTCTTCCTCGTCATCGACATTTGGTAGGGCTTTGTATCCACGTCGAACGCCTACCCCAACTTCCAGAAAAGAGTACATGTTTCGAGCTTTTGCTCCAGTTACCTTTTCGCCTGCCTGCAAAGCCTTCCAGCAAACCACGGCGTCTATCAGCTTCTGGCTGCCCTTTTTCCGACCGTGCTTAGTTTCGAAAAGATATCCGGCTTGCGATAGCAGAATTTCAGCGTCTTCCAGCATGTAGTTGCACTGCCCTAGCACAAGCCAGTCGCTCTCCGCCATTTCGGGTAGTATCGACTCGATACCCCTGATGTACTGGACGGAGCCGTCGATACCCTGTGGCTCATACTTTTTAGGCAGCCGCCCTTCGACGCGAGAGACCACGCTTTCGGCTAGTTCGTGAACCCTTCTAGGAACACGCCAGCTTGTTGCTAGAATTTCCGAGGCCCCTTCTAGGCCCAAAAACTGTTCAACGTCTGCCCCGGCCCACCGGAATATGGCTTGGTCGTCGTCTCCGGCCACGATTACGCGGTTAGCGGTTTTTTCAGCGATTTTATGAACGACGTGCCATTGAAGCTTCGACAAGTCCTGCGCCTCGTCAACGAAAACCGTATCAAAAGTCGGACAGGTACTGTCCGCCAGTTCAATAAAGAGGAGGAGCATGTCGGTAAAGTCATAACGACGCTCACCCGACTTGTAGTCCTCATACACCCGGCTCAGGTAATCGACCAAGGGCCAAGACTGGTTGTTAGTGACGCCCCACTCCTCGTAAGCTTGCCGCAGAGGGATCTCTTTGACCTTCGCCATGTTTATAAGACCCATGACCGTTTCCTTGTTGGGAAGAGCAAGGCCAAAGTTTTCAGCGTCCGGGTTAGTCGCGGTCGCTTCAAACTCAAAGCCGGTCAGGTCAGTCATGTCCCTCCAGTTTTCTTTATCCATCAACTGGTCGAACTTTATGCCGCTGTGCATAAAACAAAAACTGTGCAGCGTCCGAAAGTAGGGCAGATCATCAGGGCCCATGTTGAGCCGTTCCAATGCTCGGTCACGCGCTTCGTAGGCCGCCTTCTTTGTAAATCCGAAGTAACCGATTCGTCCGGGAGCGACGCCACTGTCGATCAGGTCAGCGACCATGTTAATAAGGTGCGTTGTTTTGCCGGTGCCGGGCGGACCGAAAACGCGCAAAAATTTAGAATGGGATGTCATCCATCTCTCCGGTGGTTATGGGTGACGCAACCTCGGCAGATTTTGCTAAGAATGCGGGGATTTTATAGACGCTGACTGTTTCAGTACCTACGCGAAGTTTTGAAGCTTCCCCACCAATTTCGCGAAGTCTCTGAGCCAGCTTGTGGCGCTTATACTCGAAGAATTTGTTTCGTTGCAAGAAACTTTCGAGATCTCGAAGCCGAAGGTACGTAACCGAACTGGTTTCGTCCGTCCACGGCTTGCCAAGATGTATCTCGTCACGAGACTGCGCCGTCTGGTGATTGACGCAGAAATCGCGGAGATATTCATAGAAGATGCCCCGAGTAGATTCCTCCTCGGCCACCGGAATAACTGCGGCGCTGTTGTCCCGCAACTCCCCTAGCAGAGCGGCAATACGGTTCTCCCAGTTGTTTTTGGTGGACGACGGCGGCAAGAAGTTTATCTGCTCCATGCAAGCCTTCTGAAAGGCGGGCTGCGATAACAGCCCTTCACTGTCCAACTCAATAGGCACACCGTTTACGTCCAAGAACCAGACCGGGGGCTGGCTGTCGTACTTCCGAAGATTCGCCATCGCTGCCGATGCCGCCCCGCCGACGCCAAACTTTCGGGTAAGGCAGGTGGGCCGGTCGCAGTAGGCATTTATCGGTGCGTCGTTGCACCTATAAGCGTAGTCTTTCTTCTTCAACTGGTTGACGACTACGCCCATCTCGTTCAGTCCGAGTGGCGGGTTTAGGTAGGACATGTTCCACTGCATTAGCTCGGTTTCCCAACTATCGGGGTAAGCTTTTTGCAAGTACACGCCGATGTTAAAAAGGCCGTTGTTACGGCCACCCTCGGCTATTTTTTGAGGCAGAAGCACCTGAAGGCACGGCGGACCGTCCACCATAAAGTCGTTTTTCTTGGTCACCGACAGGGCCGCTATTTGCTCCGGAGTTTGAGCCCTGTCCGCGCAAAGTTCTAGAAACTCCTCCAGCGTCGCCGCGCTGCCGTCAACATTGAAGGCGTGTCTCAGGCTGTCTTCGTGACCGAAATACGGCAGGTTTATCGCGGAGCCCACGTCGCCGCGCTCCACGTTAATTACTTCTTGCTTTGGGAATATCTCGGCCTCACCCAGACCCATTGCCGAAGCAATCTTACGCAGCGCCTCTCGCATCTTTGCGGCGGGCATCCAGTCGGTGCAGAAAAGATAGCAGTGAGCGCCGCCGCTCTTACTGCGGTCTACGATCAGCGGCAGCTTCTTCTCTTCGAAAAAGTCAATCAGCTTCTTGTGGTCTAACGGATACCTGTCGATATCGATGCACCCAAAGCGCACATTCGAGTCCGCATTCAACAAGAAGATGCCGATGCTTGTTTCCCCATCCAGATGACCGCGGTAGTGACCCTCGGTCAGCGGCTCCCTTTTTGTTTGATATGTTGCCTCGTTCTTTCCCGAACCATTGACGGCTTTGGGCACCATTTCCAAATACACGGAATCGAGACCCTGAAAGAACGACGCAAATTTCTTTACGTGTTCCATGGCTATCCTGAAAAGGGGCGACCCGAGGGCCGCCCCATATGGTTAAAAGGGAATGTCGTCTGACCCCGCGGGGGCTTCACCCTCGTGCTTAACGACTACGTCGCCGCTAGACACTGTCTCGGCAAAGTCTTTTGCGCGAGTGAAGAGCGCCTGCGAGTCGATCAGCCCTTCTCGGCTGATTTCCCAGCCGTGCCACGAACCCTTGCTGTTCTCTTCCGAGACCGTCTTGAGGTCGTACACGTAAGCGTAACGAGGCGGAGAGAAGACGTTACCGTTTGCCCCCTTCTCCTGCGCTGCGGCAGCCATGGAGTTCCACTTGCGGGACTTCTTCAACTGCGTTGATTTCATCGCAATCAGTGCAGTCTCGGCAGTGCCGTCATCGTTAACGACCAGAACAAAATGCTGGTGCGTTTCTTCGATGTAGTCACCATCGCCGCCGACGACGTAGTCCTTATTATCTTCTGACGACCTCTCGGTCTTGGGCATAGCTTCGCCCGGAGAGAAGATGTTAAGGGGTGCGCCGGAGCCTTGGCCCCGCGGAGCCCACTGGATAAAGCGCTTCTGAAAAGCACACGAAACAACCCGGATACCGTCTTTGCCTTTGTAGACCTGCCCGGTTACCGTGTTGTAGATGTCACCCTTTCGGGCATCCTCGCGCTCGTCCAGAATGGGGTCCAGCCCGCTCAGGATTTTGATAAACGGAAGAGCAAGATCGTCCTGCGTCAGGTTTTCAAGCCCTGCGCCGGACTGCTCCTCGAACATCGACATGAGATCAGCGGGTGCGACCTCTTGCTTCTTCTTAGTAGCAACTGCGTTCGCCATGGTTATTTACCTCCTTTAATGACGGCACGTTGTCCGACCCACGCTCCGAAGAGATCTGTGGGAAATTCATCACCGTTCTCGACGCGCTCCTTAACGAAAGCCCGTAGTGTCGAGGGGTGAACTTCAGTCTTGGCTTCAGCGACATAGCCTTTTTCTTCAGCCATATCAAAAAACGCCTGCGCCTTGCTGTCTTCGTTTTGTCCGAAGCTGCATGACACAGTGTTCTTGATAATGTCGCCGTAGCCGTTTTGCCTCAACCACTCGTAGACCTGCGGGCGGTCGTCTTTCTTCGGTGCGGCAGAATAAGTCTGCTTCACCGAGATTTCGGAACCGTCGTCAAGCTTGAATGATTGAAGTCCGAGTTCTGAAAACAAACCGGGCATCGCTTCGTCGGTAAGCCGTCGAAGTTCAGCCTTCTGGTCCTTCAGCTTTTGCTCGGTGGCTTCAATTTCCTGTTCTTGAAGCCGGATCTGGCGGGCGCAATTCGATACGCTAGCCAGTGCGTTTTGCCCTAAGCGTTCAGCGTTTGAAGAAGCTTCCGCTTCATGCTGCTCTTCGAGGGCGTTCAAAATGTCAAATTGATCGTTCACTTTTTCTCCTTTCGTGTTTCGTGAAGCGACCCCGTTTCCGGGGTTGACGGGTCTTACCTACTCGCTTAATTTCGCATAGTCAACAGGAAAAAGCATGGCCTATAATTTTCAGACAGAACCTTTCGCCCACCAGCTTACGGCTCTCCAAGATTCGTGGGCCGCGGACTATCACGCGCTCTTCATGGAAATGGGAACGGGTAAGTCCAAGGTGATTGTCGATACCATGGGCAAGCTTTACGAGTCCGGCAAAATAAATGCGGCGCTGGTCGTAGCACCAAAAGGTGTCTATGACAACTGGGTTCAGAAAGAGATCCCGGTTCATCTGCCCGAACGCATCGCTCGAAAGGTTGTGCGCTGGCGTCCCGCTAAGACAAAAGCTTTTGAAGAAGAGCTTTACGATCTGGTGATGAACCCGTTCGACGGGCTGAAAGTTTTTGTGGTGAACATCGAAGCGTTCAGCACGGGCCGTGGTGCCGAGGCGGCGTACGTGTTTCTGGAACAAAACCCGGATAACCTGATGGTCGTAGACGAATCGACCACCATCAAAAACCGCAAGGCCATGCGAACGAAGAACGTCGTCAAGGCTCGACAGATATCCAAATACCGTCGTATCCTAACCGGCTCACCCATTACAAAAAGCCCGATGGACTTGTTCTCGCAGTGCGATTTTCTGGACCCGGGGGCACTGGGCATCCGCTCGTACTACGCCTTTCAAAACCGATACGCGCTCGTTCAGCGTCGCCAGATGGGGCACAAGTCTTTTCAGGAAATTGTCGGCTACCGTCGGTTGGACGAACTGACAGAAAAGCTGGACAGCTTTGCGACCCGGACGCTGAAGGAAGACTGTCTCGACCTGCCGGACAAGCTTTACATTCGTCGTCAGGTTCCGCTGACCAAGGAGCAGCAAAAGCTCTACGACCAGATGAAAAAGCTGGCGCTCGCTGCGTTGAACGATAAGTCAATAGCCACCACGCAGAGCGTCCTCACTCAGATCATGCGGTTACAGCAAATTTGTTGCGGGTTCTTTCAGCCCGACGACAAGCCTATCGAAGACTTAGAAAACGGCAGGCTTCAAGAACTTCTCGACGTGTTAGAAGACGCGCAGGGCAAGGTCATTATCTGGGCGACGTTTACGCATAGCCTTCGCAAGATCCGAGATGCGATAGCCGAGGCCCACGGTCCGCGTTCCGTGGCTACCTATTATGGAGAGACGCCGCAAGACGAAAGACAAGAGATCGTCAATCAGTTTCAGGATCCGGACAGCGAGTTGCGCTTCTTCGTCGGCCAGCCCCGGACCGGGGGCTACGGGATTACGCTGACGGAAGCGACCACCGTAGTTTACTTCTCTAATAGCTACGACTTGGAGATCCGCCTACAGTCCGAGGACCGCGCACATCGGATCGGCCAGAGGAAGCCGGTGACCTATATCGACCTCGTGTCGCCCGGCACTGTGGACGAAAAAATCCTACAGGCGCTAGAAGAGAAAAACATACTCGCCGGTCAGGTTCTTGGAGAAGAAGTCAGGGGCTGGCTAAGCGTTTAGGCCCTTGCTGTAGCCGACGCCTTTGACGTAGGTCAAAACCTCGCCCCGCGTCTTGTCAGCTATGCTGCAATGCACCCAACCAGAGTTTGGATTTCCGGGCATGTAGCATTCCAAGATAAGCTGGTCAAAATCAAGGTTATCTTGGACCCACTCGGCCAGTTCCAAGTTGTCGATGCCCGGCACTTCGAAGTCTGCCGCCTGCCCTTTTGCGTGTTGAGACTTGCGGCTACTGCCGATTGCTTCGCAAAGTTCCGGTGACCGGTATCCGGACGACGGTGAGAATGGAATGCCGTAGTGTTCTCTTACGGGCTCCAATATGTCCCGGCAAAGCCGTTCCATGTAAGCTACCGCGAACGAGTCGGGGGTATTGTCGATGCCCATGCGCGTTGCGGTCTGGCTTTTAACAAGTTCCCGCAACGTGAAGTGTTCTGACAGGTTCATTATCTTTTTCCGTAAAGGGAGCCTATACCGCTTTGTAGTCGCACTACGCCGCCTTCAGCCATCTGCGCGTTGAAAGCGTCTTGAGCTTCTTGCTCCGCGGCAAGATCTGCTTCCGTCATGGTGTTAGTGAAGCTTGAAAAAAGTCCGGTGGGGGCTTCATAGTCAAGGGCACCTGTTTGCTTACCAAGTCCCGTACTAAGGTTGTTTAGGCCTAACTGATCTGCGGCGGTATTAAGAGCGAAACCAAGACCCGGCACCGCCACGTCCAGTGTTCTTTGAGCGAGAAGAGAAGCTAGGTCAATAGGACTTAAATCTAGGGCGGAAAGGGCGAGACCTTTTGCGTCGGCGGCGGACATAGTCGGGCCCCGTTGTTCGACGGTGGGAAAGGCTGGATCCTCTACGTTTAGCGACAAACCCAGCTTGTCTAGTCCAAACTCATCAATGACGCCCATGTCAAACGCGTCTTGAGCGGCGCTGGTAAGACCTGCTTGCTCAGCCGCCTCCTGTTCAGAAGTCTGAGCGCCTCCAAACGCGGAGAACCCGGCCACTGAAGCGGCTTCCGCTGCCGCGTTGGCCGCCGCTGCATTAGCGGCCATGGCGCTTGCATCAAACCCGGAGGCATCGGCTGCCGCCGCATCGGCTGCCGCCGCAGATGCCGCCTGATCGGTTGCGGACATGCCCACGTCATATCCGGCTTCTTGGCCTTCGCCTCCGCCGCCTCCGCCGCCTCCGCCGTCGCCCCCAAAGCACCAACGAAACTTATCCTGCCATTCGCCGTCTACTGCGTGGCGGCTCTTCCGGTAAGATCTTTCAAGTAGCGTGAGCGAATCCATCTTTCTTTCTCTTATCTATTAGCTTGAAGACGCCCGGCGTCCAACGAGCGTGTCCGCCTTTAGCAGGCCGCCGCCACAAAGCGCCGTCCTTCGGATAAACATACAAGTATTTTTCAGTCAGATCATTCTGAACTTTACGTGCAATCTTTGCGGCGTTCTGGTAGGGCGCGATAAAGTCGATGACCCAAAGTGTTCCCTGCTTGTGGTCCGTGGCCCAATCTTCGGGCTGAAGTTTCCGCGTTCCTTTCATGTAGCCCTCGGATGCGACGTTCGTTAGAAAGGCGTGAGAGTACATCCCCTCTGGCACCCCTACGTCGTTGTAGAAGATAACCAGACGCTCGTTCCTCATCGCCGGAAAGATCAGTCGCTCAAGATCCTTGATGTAGAAGTCCCGATGCAACTCAGATAGAAGCATCAGGTCAATCACATCACGGAAGGCTTTCCGGTCGCTAAACATCAGCCGATGTTAAGTATCGAGTCGTTCGGGAACAACGTAGCCAGCCCGGCCCGCTGTTGCGGATTAGCTTGGCCCGTGAGCCGCGAACCGGAAGCCGCCGGTTGTTCTGCGGCGACGCGCTCTGCAAAAGTCCTAAACTGCGGAACTTGGACCGAGGACTGATCCCCTATGGGAGGCTTTTCTCCTCGGGGGTCAATTATTTCTCTCATTCGTTCAGAGGGCTCATAGGATTGTCTCTCTCTCACACCCCTTGTCGGCTCCTCTTCTCCTATCCGAATAGCGGTTGTTCTTGGAATGCTTATAACTTGCATCTGAGCCAATACGGCCAGCAAGTTTTGTACATCTCCTTTTGTTACCACTGCCTTGGGATTGGACCCTTTTTGAGCAAGGGCCAATAGTCGAGCTATTTCTTGCGGCCTGTCCTGCATAAGGCTAATTAAACCGTCGGACACCTGTCCGGCCCTTGCATTTATGAGAATATTTCTTGCAGTTTGAGCGCCTAGGCCAGTGGCGGTTATACTACCGCTTCCTCCAAGAAGGCCCCCGGTCGCTCTTGAAATAAGACGGTACGTTCCTCCTCCTACGGCGGAGCCAAACACGGAAACAAGGGCTTTAACGACGGGGTCAGTTTCGTCCAAGTCAACGCCCGCTAGTTGTTTTGAAATAGAATCATCTAAGGCCTTGTAGCGACTCAAGCTGTTTTTTAAGTTTTGAGCTTGGTCGGATGTCATTAAATCATTTTGCTTCATCCAATCTACAAGAGAGGGCATGCGGACGCGCTGTCCGGGCCTTGTCGGAGGAGGGTTGAAAAGGATGTCGTCTAGTTTAGCAAAACTTCTTGGGCTTTGCTGCCCTGCGGTTCTTGCTGCGTCAAACCCTGAAGCGGACTGCGCGTATCCAATTATTATGCTCTTCAGGCCCTCTTGGGCGGTCCTTTTCATCTCACCGACGTAGCGCTCAACGTCTTGCGGGTCGAGCGCATCTACATCAACATTTTGTAGGCCAGAAACTTTTACCTCATCTCGTAAAGCTTTTAAAAGCGCTACAGGGTCTTTTTTTGCCCGTTCCTCAATTTGTTGTATTGGAGCAAGAAGATTGTTGTAGATCGGGCCTATTCCCACGGTTGCTTTGTTATTTAAACCATATGCCCTGCTCATAATCACGTTAAAGTCTGCGTCCGGTCCTCCTTTGGACATCGCATACCAAAGATTTTGAGCCTCAAATTTTTTTGTCTCGTCGGCCACGGTTTTTGGAAAAGAAACAAAATCAGCGCCTGAATCTCTCAAAGAAGTTAATCTCTGTTTTAAATCTGGAAGGAGATCAAGGCCGTTGTTTTGAGAATTTTCTAAAGCCTTGGTTATCGCGCTAACCTCGGCTCCTTTTAAACCCAGTTTTTTTACTTCATCAGGGTCCGAAAGATCCATACCTTCCGGATCTACAACATCTCGCTTAACACCCTCTGCTTTTCTATTTGCAACAATGTTGGCTTCAATATCATTTAATATCTGCCTTTCAAGTGCCGCGGCGCTAGGCACCCCTTTATTAGGTTTTTCTAAGCCGTCCATAATTTCGTCTCTATATTGGCTTAGATCAGGCGCGTCCTGTGCCTCTAAAGCTCCGGGCCGAAGGCTTGGAGTTTCTATCGGATCAAAACTAAAACGAACTGCTCTTTGAATGTCTTCTATTCGAGAATGCAGAGGCTTTCCGAAAGTCTCCATTTTGTCTCTTAAAACTTCAACAGATTGATCTGCACCTTGAGATGTCCGCTTTGCCATTTCTTTAAAGACGCCGTCATTAAAGACGTTCTGTCTCGCCCTGTAGTAGGCGTTGGCCGACATTCTTTTAGCAATAAACTCCGCCGCTTCAGCAGCAGGAACATCCCTAACTACTTCTTCGTCAAGTAACTGTTTTTCGAAAAACTCAGACATCTCAAGAGCCATTCTTCGGTCGTCTCTATCCACGTCCGGCTTTCTGGCAAAGGCCAAAAGTCTTTTACGGATGTCTCGTAAATCATCTATTCCAAAACCGTTGTCTGGCCCCACTGTTGCGCTTGCCGCGTCGCGAGCGCGTTCCGTTGCCGCAGCTTTTTCAAGAAGCAGGTCTCTTTGTGCCTCTAACAAAGCTTTGGTTCGGTTAGCTACCGGACCTTTTGCTCCGTACCTTCCCCCATAGTTACTACTAATAAAATCATTGAGTTGTTGAAGAGAGGCATCTGCGCCATAGTTTTTGTAATAGCGATCAAAACTTTTTTTGTATTGCTCTATAGAAGCTTCGCCAGATTTATCTAAGAGGTCGTCGAACTTTTTAGTTGCTTTTTGAAGCTGGGCATCGTTTTTCAAAAGAGTTTCAAGTGAGGGGACGCCTTGCTTAAAGGCCGCGTGATTTGCTTTTATTTCCTCCACAGTATCAATGGCGACACGAAGTTCCTGTGGAAGAAGACCCCTAACTTTTGGGCCTGTCGGTAGGCCGTCTATTTCATCCAAAGCTCTAACTATCTGGGGAGCTTCGTCTGCGTTAAAAAGTATCTTATGGCTTGGGAAACCACTGTAAAGCTTTCCAGCGGTTTCTCTGGTGGCTTCTATAACGGGGTCTAAAGCTCGGTATAAAGCCGCCGCTGCGTCATCCGCGCCCATGTTCTCGCCGAGAACATTTTGGTATGCAGCAAAAACTTTTCCTGCTCTTTCAGTAAGGGTGGTTTGAATAGAGGCTTCATAAACATTCCTTGACAGATCTGAGGCGATTAAATAACCGTCTTCTGTGCCTGAAAGAAGCGCAAGTTCCACGACATCAGCTAAGCTATCAACTGACTCATCGTTCTTTTCTGTTAAAGCCTGACCAACTCGGGAAGCCACATCTTCTTTGGCCTGCTTTCCCTGCTCGTCAAAAACTTGTCCTGAACGACGAAGCATTTGTCGAACCGCGTTAAAAGAATCGTTGTTAAAGAGTTCTATATTTTCGCCGCTTCTGAAGCTTTGTATGATTCTTTGGATTTCAGCTTCAATCTCAGGAGCCTCCAACCCTTGCTCAGACAACCTTCGACGCATGTCGTCAATTATAAACTGAGCGCCCTTTGCTTTACGACCTTCTCGGTACGTGCGGGCCGTGTCCAAAAGATTGATTCCGGTCCTTTTTACAATGCCGGGTATTTTTTCCAGTTCGTATTCACCGTCCCCTTTAACTTTTAAGTTAAAATCCGCAGGGTCTACTAAGGGATTTTGCTGTTTAGCTGCCTCAAACAAAGGGACTTGTTTAGCCAGCTCTGATTGAACAAAGCTCTCTTTGCTAATTGCTCCCTTTGCCACGCGGAATGTATTACTGAGAATGAACCTAATCGGACTAAGGGTGTACAGGGTGGTGCCCGCTAAAGGCACCGCCGTTTGCCCTATAATCCTACTGGTAGGGCTTCCCGGATCAAACGATTCTGCCGCTCCAGCACCCAACACGCTCAATCCGCCTATGCTCGTCTCGGCAACCGCAGTTTTTCCCGGATTGGTGGCAGCCAAGACGGCAGGCTTACCTATAAGTTGTTCTGCCCCACGTAAGAATCTAGCAGACTTTGGAATGTCGCTATCTTTAGCCAGATCAGAAAAACCTTTTAACATGGCGAGACCGTCGTACCCAAGGTCTGGCTTTCCAGCTTTTTTAAGAGAAGCTGCTAGTAGGCTTAATCCACCTATGCCTTCAAGAGCGTCAGCGGTCGCTTGCCCTAAAACAACATTCATACGGGAGCGTGGAGTATACGGAGAAATATCCCCAAAAAACTGTTGCTTAACAAGATCCTCTAAAAAAGTAGGACCAAGGTAAGTTCCTGCAATGGTAAAACCTCCAACAACAAATGGTGAAGCAATACGGCCCGGACGGCCTAGTTTTGACACTTCTCTAGCAACCTTAGCACCAGTCTTAGCACCTGCGACGCCGCCGGAAAGAGCTAAAAATAATCTTGGAGACTCTAAAGCAAGCTGCTCAAAAAACCCTCGGTCGTCCGCGTTTGAAAACTCTTTAACGATATCGCTAATTTCTAAGCGCCTATCTGCGGGCGCAAGATTTTTTGTCTCAGGATTAAGGTCAAAGTAACGAGCCGTGCCGTCCCGCAAAGTTTCTAAAGTCATTAAATCTTCAGCGCCGGGCTGAGAAGTAATTTCATCAACTACCTTCGAAGCTAAAACTGCGGGAGCAGCTTTACCCCATCGATTGAAGGTATCTTCTATTTGGTTCTCTTCCAGCGTAACCGGTTTTATTCCAGTTCCCAGCACCCCGCCGCTAAAATCTGCAACAGAGGTTTCAAGCGAAATCCCCGAATCACCCTCTTCTGTTTCGGATTCTGCCGCTATAGGGCTTTCTTGCCTGTCCTCTTCCGGCGCGACCGAAGACCGCTCTAAAGAAGGAACCAACTGAATAGGGTTTACCACGGTCATCACTCCGTAAGATTTTGCTGAAGCTTCAAAGCATTTAAGAACTCTGCCATCCCGTTATAGGACGCATAGAGGTTGGTCAGTGCTTTAAGACGCTCTTGTGAGGCTTTAGCAGTGACACCCGGTGCAAAAACAGAGTTTTCAAGCCTGCTTATTTCCGAAGCAACGCTACCTAAATAAGGCTTAGCTTTGTCGTAAAACCCCTGTGGGCTGCTAACGACAAGAAAGTTTCCGGGAACAACTTTAGCGAGCCTTTCCTGAATAAGCACGTTTTCCCTGCCCGGAAGAGCCTGCATCGCCGCGGTAAGTCCGTCTACAAAAAGTCTTTGAACAACGGCGGCGCCTCTATCTGCGGCCCCAGTAATTTCTGCGCCTACGGACGCGCGACCAGCCGCGTTTAATGCTCGGGACGCAAACCCTTTCAGGCCAAAAGCCTCTGCCGCGTCGCGGGCAGCCTGTGAGACGGCTCTTGATCTAGCTGCTTCAGCCTGTGCCTGTTCCTCTGCACTAACGACACCGTCTTCGTTAAGGTCTCTTCCGCTCAGGGCGTTAGCGCCCTTATATAGGAAGCCCATACCCTCAAATATAGAGATAGAACTCTCTCTTATTTGTTTCAGCTTCTGTCTTTGCGCGGCGGGATCTTTGCTCATAAGTTGAAGTTCTACGAGGGCTCCTACGCGAGTGCTAATGTCTGTATTAGGTCGCCTAAAGCGGTTTAGCGTTGCTTGCGCTAATTCCGGAGAAAGAATGTTTTCTTTTTTCGGAACCATTTCTCCGTCTTTGAAAACAAATTCTGGAGTGAAAAAGTTTTCAAGAAGCTGTGCAACTTTTTTCGCCTCGGGGTTATCGTTTGAAACGGTCTCTTGTCCACTTGGACTTCCCCAAACCTCAAAAAACGGTTTTTTAATTTTAGTGCCGTCAGCCCTTGTAATATCGGTTTGTTTTAGCAGAGCGGTAGGCAAAGCACCCTCCGGGTTTTTAAATTGCTCGCGAGTGTCTTTTAGTTTTTTCAACCCAGCCGCGTGTTCTTTAAGAACCGTTTCTCGTTGTTTAAGTTCAAACAAACGATCTTTGTCTGCCTTATCTCGTTTGGCGATTTCTTTCTCAAGTTCGAGCTTGTTTTCCGCAAGAAGTTTTTTAAGTTTTCTTTCCTCTTCCGCCATCCGGTACTGAGAGCCCAACTGCGTGGTAAGTTTTTCCATTTCAAAAAGCTGCACCATGTCCAGCTTGTCGATTGCGAACTGTTGTGCTTGTATCCGCTCATTCTTTGCAAAGGCGTTATCTAATTCTTTTTGTTTTTTATTTATAGCCGCTTGTTGCTTAAGGATTTCAGCCTGACTCATAAAAGAACGGCCAGCCGTAAGACGGTTTCGTAAATCAGTTAAGGCGCTGTTTAGTTTAGTTAGCTCAACCTGTTGTACATTTGCGTTTTTAATTTTTCCAACATCTTGAAGCCTTTCTGTGTAAGCCGCCACGCCTTGGTCAAAGATGCTCTTTTGGGCAAGCTCACTTGTACGTCGAGCGGCCTCCTCCGCGGCAAGTTCTTTTTCAGCGCCCTCAAAAGCTTTTAGTTTGAGCGCTTTTTCAGTCGCGTCTCGACTCGCTGCAAGCTTCGCAGCGTTTTCAGCTATGCCTGAATCGGATATTGAAGAAGCAAGCTGAGAAAGAACGGACTGGCCGGGTTTGCCCGGTTGCGCGAAGGCGGCACCCGCTTTTGCAAGGTCCGCAAAAAATTGTATTTGAGCGGCATCTTTACCGCCGTCACCGGTTATTTGCTGGAGAAGCGGCAGCCGTTGCTCATACGCCTGTTCTAGGGTGCGCTTAGGCTTATAAATCGGCGCAAAATCACTCAGAGCAGGGGCAGAGACCGCCTCTAAAGAAGGAGGCGTAACGGTTGGCAACTTGTCTATATCCGGCTGCTTTAAGTTCATTATATTTTGAACTGGTCCCGGAACTACCGTACCTTTGTTAAAGCGGAGAACTTCTCCGCCTTGGCTAAAATTTACAGGGGGCACTCCCCCTTCCGGGGGTGGCGCTGCCGCCATCTGCATTATGCCACCGGCCATGTCTCCCGATACTGGCACGTCCATAGCGCCCTGCGCCATCGGGCCAATACCGCCGGTATCGACCTCGGTCGCCTCTTCGGCCCCCAGAACAAGCATCATCGGTTGCACCAAAGCCAGAACCGAATCCGGCGTCTGTTGCGCGTCTTCCGGCCCAACCACGCCCGCAAGTTCTTCTCGGCGCTCTTGTTCGGTCGCCGGTACGCCACGAACCATGTTCATCATTTCTTCGAAGTTTTCCGCAGTTTCCGGATCTCCAAAGTTGCGGGCCATGCCCTGCATTATGGCTACCACGTTCGGGTCCATCTGCGAGGCAATCCCCTCCGCGCCCGCAGGTCCAAGGTCCGCGGGCATCGGTTCGGCCATCGCGGGCATCGGTTCGGCAGGCATGGCACCCGCTTCCATGGCCGCGGCCATCGGCTCACCGCCCATCTGCATCGGCACGAACGGCGGGGGCGAAGGCATTTCTTCCATAACGCCGGGCGGAGGCTGGGGAATCAGCATCTCGTCGCCCTGCTCAAGATTTTCGAATCGACGCATCTGATTCATAGCGTCGTCCATTTCTTCGCGGCTCGTATCCCTCTCCGGCTGTATCGGAGGAAGGCTTTCCGGGTTTTCGCCATATCCCGGCGGGAAGTATTCCTGCATCGGGACTTCTGACGTAACCTTAAAGCCCTCGTTAATCATCGCGGCCATGTTCGGGTACATCTGTGCGATGTCGGAAAGGTCTCGGCTGTTGTTCCGAACGTAAGCGGCTACGTCCGACTTGGAACCGCGCATCGCATCAACAAGACCTTGGAAGATGGCTCGTACATCACCCGGTACATCACCACCCTCGGCCATCGGCAGGACGCCGCGACCCATCAGAATATCTTTCTGCGTGACTTTACCGTCGCCGCTGAGATCGGGGAATGCCGCTCCGCCTTTGGCAAACATCTGACGGCTCATTACATTTCTATTCATCATCCGAATAATCCTGCTTTATTGGCTCCCGCAAGTGTACTGCCGACTGCCGTCAACCCGCCAACAACTTGCTGGAAGGGTGACGCCTGCGGTACGGAAGCGCCGGTAAGCGACATCTGCGTTGTCGGTGCGCCTTTGTATATGTCGCTCAAGAAGCCAAGCCGTTGGAAGGGCTCGTACGCCTGTTCTACTTCGCTCTTGCGGGCCGCGTCCAGTGTCATTTGATCCAGAAGCCGCTGGCGTTCGCCAAGGTCGAACCCGAAGCTCGCTTCTTTCTGGCCCAGACCCTGAAGCGCTTCGCCGATGCCAGCCTGACGGATACCGAGGTTGCTGAGAGCTTCGCCCGATGCCAAACCAACTTGTGCAAGTGTTTGACCACCGCTCACGCCAAGGCTACCAATTCCCTGACCGGCAGCCATCTGCCGCTGACGTTCTGCCGCCGCTTGGTTTTGTGCGTTGAGAAAAGCCTGCGCTTGCGCTTGTGCAAGGGCCGAGGCCCGATTGCGGTTAATCTCTTGCTGCGCTATCTGACTGCGAGATCCGCCAAAGGCTCCCGAACCAATAGCCTGCGCCGCCGCTTGGTTTTGTGCAATGTCGTAAGAGCGGTTGATTTCGTCGGAGATAGCCTGTTGAAACGGGTTCATGTAACCCTGAATCATCTCCGGCGTCAGGCCCTGAGCGCCTTGCTGCATTAGCGCCTGACCGCCTTCAATCCCACCGGCTATGAAAGGAGAAGCTGCCCCGAACGCGGCCCGAGTGGGCGTTGCTGCCTCATCAAGAAGACCTGCGCCGGTTTGAATAAAAGGCTCGAACGAACCAATGCCCGCTTCTCCGCGAGACAATGCCGTCCTTTGAAGGTCCGAGAGCCCCGCTACCTGATAATCGGAAAGAGTAACCGGCTGCTTGGAAAGTTCTTGAGCGTCTTTAAGAAGCGCAATCTTAATCGCTTCAATATCCGGGGCTTCCCGGACAATTTGTTCAGTGATTTGCGGTTCCGCCATTACGCCATCCTCTCGCCGCGGGCCTCAAGGTTCCGCATGACGCTGTACATGTTGTTAATGCCCTGTTGTAAGTTGCCGTTACCGGCACCCTTAACGGCCTTCGTCGTAAAGATAAACTCGCCCGGCATGACCATGGCTTTTACGCTGTCCTTACCGGGTATGCCTTCATCCGGCATTATGCCGCCCGTTCGGCGGGGGAACACTCCACCACCGTCGGCAGCGAAAAGTTGAGGGAACTGGCGGCGCAAGCTTTCTGAAAAACCAAAGGACGAAGCAGTTGGAGCAACAAGCGTCTGGCGCTCAGCGGCAGGTGTAACACCCGGGAACAAGGATTCTGTGCCAAGCCGATACTGGTTGATAAGTTCCTCGGACGGTCCTTCACGCATCGCGGCCCTTTGCTCGTCAGAAAGCACGTCGGGCTTCTCCGACTCCGGGACTTCCATCAAGGAGTCCATAACAAACGGGGCCGCTGCAAGAGGGGCCGTAAGGAGATACGGATTGCGAGCAAGGAAGCTGGGCTGGTTTGCAAGCGCGGCTTTTTCTGCCGCGGCTGCCGCGTTCTTGCCTAGACTCTCTAGCGCCATAGCGTCTTGATAAGTCTTAGGCTGACCGTATTGTTCAACAAACTTTGCTTTTGCCGCGCTAGAAGCAGCTTCTCCGGCTTTGACAACGCTCGGAGACGCTGCGGTCAAGCTTTCTTTCCCGGTAATAAAGGTCTCTACGGGGCTTTCAAAAGCTTCAGTTACCGACCTAAGGGTCTCAGGAAAGCGTTCTTCAAAGAAATTGGTGGTTTTGGGAGGGCTGTAAGTATTTCCAAAGTCAACACCTTCAAAGTCAGCCCCCAGCCCACCGGGGGTTAAGTCTGTAGTCGGCACGGGCGTAGAAGCGCCGACGCCAAAAGGCTGCCCGTCCACGGTCCCACCTTCGACACGGAAGCCGCCGCCGCCCATGTCGCTCATGGTGTCTACCTTAACGCGACCAAAATCTACGTCGCCGCCAGACACCCGTATTGGAGCAAGGTTTTCTGAAGGAGCGGGAGTCGTAGTGTCGATACCCATTCCAGCGCCAGTGCCAGAAGTCGCCGCGTCGGTGATGCCGAAAAACTCTCCGGTTTTTGACAGGTCTTCGCTGAGAGACGTGCCGGGCTTCATGCCGATTGCGCGGCCAAACGCGCTGTTGCTAATCGTGGGTGCCAGAAGTTTGCCCGCTGCGGCACCACCGCCCCCAAAGGCTGCGCCCTTCAAAATGTCGCCAGCGTCGCCTCCGGCGGCTGCCGCTTGTGCCGCACCTCCAAGAGCGCCCGCCGCAACTTCGCCGATTTGACCGCCCAAATAACCCGTAGCGCCGCCAATAGCCGCACTAAGCAAAGCGTCTTTAAAGCCGCCACCACCAACTAAGGTTCCGATACCGCTTGAAATCGCCGCAGCAAGGGGAAGCCCTACCCCCGTGCTTGCAAGAAGCGCCGTGCCTGCAACTTTGATAAGTGTGGGGGCGGCCTTCTTTACAACCTTAGCGACGCTCTTAACGGCAGACTTTACCGCCCGGAAAACCTTTTTGAAGAAAAACTCTGGCGACCCCGTTACTGGGTTGATGGAGTTGTCTATGCTGCCAACAATATACCGTTCCGGGTCTTCAACGCCCATGTCCCGCAAGTGACCAAGGATAGACTCCTTGAGTTCCGGCATCTTGTCGAGAAGGGGCTTCGGTACAATTAGTTCACCTGTCTCAACGTGTGCTAGGGTGTCGTCTCCAAACCGGCCCAGCTTCTCCATGCGCTCACGAATAGCGCCGAGGTCCGCGATTCCCCCCGCGTCGCCAACGGACTTCTCGTACTCATAGATGTCGTTTTCATCAAGAGCTAGACTTTGGAGGCCCGAAGACTGATATGCTGGATTAGCTGACATGTCTTTTTCTCATGCTTCGCCGCTAATAGCTTGCGGCATTGTCACACATATTACCGCATCCTTTCTCTCCTTGCCAGTCCAAGGATTGCCGCATTCCGGGCAGTTTCCGTCAGGATACGAAGCCTTTTCATCAACCGTATCTACGACGTTATCGCAGGAGGCGCACTTAATTGTTTCGGTGCTAGTGGACGGAAGCCACCGACCACCGTCAGGCATAACAATAATACTCATGGGGTTAACACCGTAACAGAACCAACAGAAGCCGTTCCAGCGACGCCAGCCGGGTGAGGGTTGAATGCGCGGGTAATCTTGACAAAACCGTCAGATTGAAAGAGGCCGCCTACCTCCAACCCGCTGTCGTTGTCGGGTAAGTTCGTCATCACGAAGGTCGTTGCACGGCCCTCGCCCGGCTGTTGCGTCTGGTCTACAAAAACACCGAAAGCGCGTATAACGTCCGCGAAATACGTCTGTCGGTACTCTGTTGGCGGAATTGCAAATTGCGGCGGGACAAGAGAGCGGCCTGTCATCGCCTGCCGTCCTGTCGTATATCAACACGAGGCGACCCTAACCGCCACGTTACGCCTTGGTTGGCGGACTCTATCCTAAGACCTAAGCCACGCCCGCGTATACGAACATGGTTTTGCGTTTCGTCTGCCGTGACCGTTGACGCGTAATTCTGAGTAAAGCCGGTCCCCGGAAAGTCCTCGGCCTTCAAAGTAAACGTAACCTCTTTAGAGGCCGTGTCCGGCGTCGTAAGAAAACTGATGTCGGGCACAAGGCGGCGAATAAACCCGAACTTTTCACCGTCAGATATGTCTATGGGGCTGGACTCTATGTGCGCCGCTAAAGCGGAGCCGTCGTCATCTGCGCCAATCTCATGGTTAAACAGATACTGACTGTTTGAGCTAGCAGCAATCGGGTTGGACTTCAAACCGCGGTCTAGCCACGCTGACCGTTGCAGGTTGCCGAAGTACCAGACTTTTTCGTCATAGTTGTAGATGACGTACTTGTCGTTGTTCTCTGATCCGGCGGAAGAATAGAACCAGATAACTTCTCCAAACTCTGAGTTTACCCCCGCAAAAACCTTGTCCGACTGCGTTTCGTTAAAGTCGTCAAACACGGTGTCCCGAACAGTGCAGGGAAGATCCTGCACCTGCCCGTCGTAAACATAGAACCTGTTTTTGCCCATCCAAAATACGGAGTCATTTACCGCAACGGCGGAGTTGGCTCCCATTATAGTGGTGTTAGCGGCAAGCTGGTTGATACCAAAAGTAAACGGCGGACCTATAAACTGCATAGAGTGAGTGGACGCGTCGGTAAAGACTACAATCTCGCGACGTGTCTCAACCGCTTGAACTATCTCAGAGCCCGACCCTACGACCAGATCTCCCGCAGTGTTTGTGGCAGTAGGCTCCCACGTTGTCGCGCTTTCTTGGTCTGAAAACCGTACTAAAAGCTTGTCCTGATCCGCACCTCCCAGTGCGTTACAGCCAAAAGCAATGACGTGCCGGTCTCTGTCGGAAACAATAATCTGCCTAGCTACGGTGGGCGCGTTTGCGTCTAGCGTGGTTATATCCACCGCTCTTGCGCCTGTGCCTAGAGTTTTGTCCCAATAATAAATTCTAGAGTCTCTAAGATTTATAATGAGATCTTCGCCAAAATTATCTTGGCTCCATACTCGAAGGGATTCGCCCCCTGCGGTCGTTGTCGCTGCCGAGCCCCACGTACCGCGTCCCCAAGTCCCTGCGCCCCAGCCGGTTCCGGGAACCACCGCGTTAGTCCCGACGTTTATCTGATACTTGGAAGTTACCGAACCCCCGCCGTTACCGGTGTCAGACGAGTTTGCAGTCGCCGTCGCCGTAATCGTATAGGTGTCTGTGCTTGGAACGGTCTGTATTTCATATTCTTGGTTCAGCACCGCCGCCGTTATATTACCCCCAAGAGAAGCAGCGCCACTGAAAGTAACAAAGTCGCCGACGATTGATCCATGACCAGCGTCCGTAACGGTTATAGTGGCAGATCCGTTTGACGCTGAAAACGTAGTGGAGTTTGTCGTAGTTTTTCTGAGCGGAGTTACATCAAAAAAAGTTTCGCCTTCTTCGATGTAAAACTTGACGTTTGTTCCTACGCCTAAATACCTAGAGTTGTCGATAGCCCGCCAAGCATGAAGAGACCGGCAGGTGCCTAAGATTGTATTTTGAGAGTACTTTTCCCAGCCCCCAATTTTTTCAGGAAAACCAAAACGAAAGCGAACCTTGTCGCAGTCGTTCCAGCCCCCCTCGTTGGTGTAAGCCGTAACCTCAGTATTAATACCGGGCTTAAACTGAAGTTTATTTAAAGGCATTCTCTAACTCTTCACTGCGAACCTCGACGGTGGTTCCCACAAACACCTCGTTAGTGCAAAAACCAGAACCGTCAGGACTGAAAAACAAGGTAAAGGTTTCTGCCCCCACAAAAAAGTACAAAACCTGACCTACCGCGTTTACTCCTACAAAATTAAGTTTTTCCCCTTGCGCCGCAGTAGCGCGTTTTACAGCGTCTAAAGAGGGCAAGCATATCATCTGAGCCGCAGCGGGTTTTAGCGGCGACCAAACCAAAGCTAATGCTAAAAGCAAAAGAAAAGGTTTAGCCATTGCCTACACCGTTACTTTTTCTGAGAGGGGCGAGTCACCTCCCAGACCTTTTCCACCACCGCTTTAGGCGTCTTGACCATCTTTTCCATAACGGACTGAACTTCCGCGCCGCTTGAAGGGTCCGGGTCAATGCCAAAGCGCTTTTTCATGTCTAGGCGCAAAGCGGGGTCGTTCATGGTATCCATGAACGCTTTTCGAACTACCGCCACTTGAGAAGGACTTAAAACAGGAGACGCCAAAACAGGCCTAGTTAGCCGATCAACCCCGAAGACAAAATCCGCCATGGCCCGCTGCTCTTTTGTTTTCAAGAGGGAGTACAGAGACGTAGCTTTGTTAAAAAACTTGGACTTACGGAAAGCGTCTATTTGAACGACAGGGTTCAGGTTACCCTTTTTCCAATCGTCAAGAAAACTGGTTCGAATGGACGACTCATAAAATCCACAAGCGCCATGTATTTCACCACGCCGCATGGCATTGAGCGCCCTTCGGGTGCCTCTGTAGCCCTGTATGACTTTTACATTCACGCCAAACACGTTTTTAAAAAACAGCGGATAAATAGACATGGTGGTGCTGGGGTGCGCTGAACCAAAAATAACGGGATGCTTAACTTTTTGTAAGTCTTCTAAAGTAGCAATTCCTCGGCCCGCGCCTTTCCAAACGGCACAAGAGTTTACGTCAGAGTACATGTTTCCGACGTAGTTAAATTCCAGAGGCGAAAACCTCATTTTTCTTTTGCCAAAAACAGCGGCCTGCATGATGTTCGACATAAAAAATCCGACATCATATGGCGAAGTGCCCGCCTGTTTATACAAAAAGCCAAGAAGCTTAGCGCTGCCTGAGCCTTGTTTATTTCGAACTACGACACTGGGATTTCCGGGAAGATGCTTTGAATAGTGCTGAGCAAAAACTCTAGCACTGGCGTCGTACCCTCCTCCTGCGCTAAACCCTACCCAAACAGTTGTTTCGGCTTTTGCCGGAAACAATGTCGCCAAGCTCAAAAGCCCGAACAAGCCTACGCAAAAACTAACTTTTTTCATTTTTAACCCTTCGTTAAGTAATGTAACCATCAAGAAGCTCAAGCATGGCAACGACTCTTGCCGAATACGGGTCAAAAGATGCCGGATCTGCCTCGTCTTCATTTCCAAAATGCTTAGCTAAAGAGGCTATTTGTTGGTCTTTTTCTCTACCCGTCAAGTCTGTGCGATACTGCAAAATGTCCGTTTCTAAGCATTCCGGGCAAATATGTCCGCCTTCACGCGGGTGATACTCGTCACAGGGAGTTTCATATAAATCCCTTAAACCCGAAGGAAGGAACTCTAGCTGCTCAAATCGGCCCGACATGTTTAACATAAGAGGCCGCCAGACCTCCCTCATCCATTGCGCGGGATCAGAGGGGTTCATAAAATCAATCGGCGTATTTAACTCGCGTTGACCCGAACAATAACCGTCCACCCCGTTATTAAACAACTTCTCTCGCCAAGAACTCAGGCGAACCGTGATGAGATCATGGTTGCCCATTTCTAGGGCATATCCCCGCACAATCGCATCCGGAGCAATTCGCTCTATAATCTCAGACTGCCTCTGCCATCTAGGCATTAGCTTCCCAAAATTAAATAGCGCGTGGTCTTCAAAGCCAATTCGTTGACTATAAAACTCGTCTTCGCCGGACGGCAGGTTCTCCTCTTCCCAAAAAGTGAAGTCTCGGACATTAGACTTCAACCAAGCAACCATGCTGCGGGCTCCTGAAGCCTTTCTATCCTGAGCCTCAAAAGGCTCTACGTGTCGGTAAGCATGAATATCATGCTCCGTTTCGTTGAGATAACGGTACAAAGAGTACGCAGAGTTTATTCCCCCGGAAAAGGGTATCAAAACTTTTGCCATGGTCTATGCCGTCTGTCCTTGAACAGTTCCTTGGTTGGTAACCGTAACGGTTCTGCCGTTTTTACGAACAGCAAAACCCGCCGCACCGCCGGGGCCGCCGGGGCCAGCGGGGTTGGTAACCGGGCAGGCCATGCCGCCCAAAGACCCGGGGTTGCCGGAACTGCCTGCCTGCCCAAATCCACCTTGGGCCCCGGGGCTGCCGTTACCCATAAATTGTCCCCCCATTCCGCAACTTTGGCCGCCCTTTCCGTCATCTATGATTCCTTGTCGAGCGCCAGCGGAGCCGCCGCCGCCGCCGCCGCCGCCGCCGCCGCGAACCGTTCCCTGAGACCCAACAGTCACCGCATAGGTTCCTGTTGCGGGAGTGTTTGTGTTAAAGTGAATAGCGTCGCCACCCACGGAACCTGTTTGACCGGGGCTCATCACGCTACCTGAGGCTCCGGTGTACCCTGTCACCGTTCCATTTACGGTAATCGTCAGAGGAGACGCCGCGTTGATGGCCCCTGTTTGAAGGGCAGGGTTAGTCATGGTAGCAGTTACTTCTACGCCAGAATTTACCGTAACAAAAATAGGCGTGTCGTCAGAACCCGCGCTATAGCCGTTCTGGGCTGCCACGGTAGCAATGTTATAGTTTGAAGTATTACCCGATATAGTGAGGTTGAGGTCTAGCTTCTGATGCCCACCTTGGACTATCGGCATTAATTCTCCGGTTCCCATTACGCATCTCCTTTATTGTAGCGCTTTCACGGTCAGAAGTGAGAAGGTGGAGGAACCGTCATTTACTCTTGTGATATAAAAGAAGAACTCATGTCCGTCGGTAGTCGTAATAGTGTCGCCATCAACTAAAGTGTATCCGGAGGTTGTAACCGTTCCGGCGGAGGCGTTATTCTTGTACAAGATAACCATCGTGCAGTTTTTTGAGGGCACCGCTAAAGTGTGAGCGCCTCCGTTGACCGCTTGCTGAAAGTTTCCGTCGTCCACATCAGGAGTGTATGTCCCGGAGCTTTTTGTTCCCGCATCGTGAATGGCAGCGCTAAACCCTGCGGTCAATTCGTCGGCGGTATCGGCTTTTAGGGTATCGGCGTCGAACGCTTGAACATCACTTCCAATCGCCACACCCATTGAAGCTCTGGCGGTTGCGCCAGACTCAGCAACGAAGTTTGTGCCATCGCCTACAATAAAGTTACCGTTGGTTACAGCAAGACCTGCAACATCAGCCAACTGTGCGTCGAACGCCTGAACGTCGCTTCCAATAGCTAGCCCGAGGTTTGTACGAGCCGCGGATGCCGTGGAGGCCCCAGTTCCACCGTCTGCGACCGCAAGGTCAGTAATACCGGTTATCGTGCCACCTGTTATTGACACGGAATCGAACAAATCTGAAACGGCTGCGCCGGATCCCGCTCCGTCAGCGTAAATAATCTTTGTAGCCCCGTTTGGCACCGTCGCATTGGACCCCGTGCCTTGGCTAAAGACCGCGCTTTGGCCGCTGCCGTTTCGAACAAAATAAAGCTTGTCCGCGTCATTGGGAGTGATCGTAATAGTGTTTGTTCCCGTCGGAGAACCTCCCAAGACCAAGACCTTAAACATACCGTCCGAAAGAGTGCCGTCGGTGGTCGCAAGGGTATGGCTTGTTCCGCTAAGCGTGATTGCCCCTACACCGTTGAGCGTCCGGTCAACAATGTCAAAATTGAGGTTTGTGGTGTCGCCCCACGTACCGGACTGGTCACCAGTAGCCGGTTTTTCTATGCCGGTATTTGCTGTATAACTAGATACCATTCTTCTATCCTCTTACGCGGCCAATTCTTCCCACGTAGCTGTCTGATCCGGTGTTATAGCGCTATAAGAAGCTGTCTGATCCGGTGCTATTATACTCCAAACAGTTACAATTCCAACAGCGCTTGTTGCTTCGTTACCCGTTAGTGAAATAAGGGCGGTTCCGGTAGCGGTTACAGTTCCTACGCCGCCAGTCGCAGATATCCCTGTTTCGGGAACTTCCGCGTTACCGGTAGCGGTAGCCGTTCCAAGTCCGCTCGTCCCGGCAACCCCCGTGACATCCACGGTTCTGCCAAAGACAACAAGGGGACTACCTACGCCGCCTGTTCCGGCAACCCCTGAGACAGATACGGTAAAGTCAAAGTTTATGGTGGGGCTGCCTACCGCGCCCGTGCCCGCAGAGCCGGTAGCTGCCACAACAAAATCAGTTGTGACAGTTTCATCGCCAACCGCAGTGGTCGCGGAGAGCCCGCTTAGAAGTACGGTGTTTGCGTCGCCCCAAGGACCGGATCCCCATGTTCCGCGGCCCCAGCCCTGTAAAGCTTCCGTCGCCACCACGGTTTCATCGCCAACCGCGGTGGTTCCCGCTACCCCAGAAACACTGGTTACAAACTGTGTGGCAACAGTTGCACTGCCAACCGCAGTGGTTCCCGCTACCCCAGAAACAGAAATTAACTGATCGGTAACAACAGTCTCATTACCGACCGCAGCGGTCCCCTCTACCCCGCTAACAACTACGGGGGAGGGTTGGCCCCACGGGCCCTCTCCCCAGCCTGCCCGACCCCAACCTGCAAGTGCAGACATGTCGGGTCTGCCGCTAGGCTATACGAATAATGGCGTCAGTAGCGTTCGCCGTAGGAAACTGAATCGTAAAGTCTCCGGCAGAAGAGCTTTTATCTCCGCCAAAAGCCAAAATGAGGACGGAAGGGTCGCCCGTGGCAGTTTCGTTAAAAATCATAGCCCCGTTTGCGGTGATGGTGGCAGAGCTAAACGTAAGATCAGAAAAATCACCAATCGCCGTCGTTCCACTTGTCGTCGGGGTAACCGAAGTCAAAGTGCCACCTTTCGCCGTGTAGCCCGTTCCGCTTACCTCGTTTGAGGTCGTATATGCGGTGGTTCCCGCGCCTAAAGATGCCGAGCTAGTGTAAAGCGCCAGCTTAAAGGTGTTTCCGGTAGACGCCGTAAAATCATGCACACCTTTCAAAATCTCCGCCTTGAAAGACGTACACATTGCCTGTGAGATTGCCATCTCAAAGTCTCCTTATTAACTCAGCCAGTTCAGGGTGGCCTGCATCGTTCAAAGCGTTAAAAACTGTCGTCCTGTCACTATTTATAGCCTCCCGCATATAAAAACTCAATATCTTCTCTAGCTGCTCCTTAAAAGCAAAGGCTTGGTCTCTTATAACAGGAGGCGCGTCCATGGAAACACGCATGATCTTGTCAGCGCACCGAGAGGCTACTTCCTCCGGAGTGTGGCCCCTGAATTGCGTGGTATGAACAGACACTTTGTAGTCCGGTGCAATATCCAGATTAGCTTGGAACATTACGTTCTTTCCCTAGTAGGCAGGCCTTTACGGTATGCGTCGTTGTTTTCCCTTGCTTCAGCAAGGTCTTTGAGGCGCATGAGGGCTTCTTCAAACCGCTTTTCATACATGGCAAGAACGTCCTGCTCTCCCTTCATGTATATGTAGGCCTCGACAAGAGAGCCAAAAAGCATCGCGTTGGGGGCGTTGACGCTCAAGAACGTCGTCCCCGAATCTGCCCCGTCTGTCAAACTTGCGGGGCGATAATAATAATGAAGCTCCACCGAGTATCCCGAATCGGGCGTTGGGGCTATCAAAAAGTTTGAGTCGTCAAACAGTGCGTAAAACTCAGGCTCCCCAGTCGAAGACTGGTTGGGCCAATACTCCTGCAAGAAATTCACATCCTTTTGCAAAAGGAATTTTTTCGAACTAGAGACTTCAATAGATAACGAAAACGACGCTAAAAAGTCCGTCGGTGCCTGCAAAAACCGATTTGATGCGGTCATGGACGCCGTTACGTTTTTTCTAAAGTTTTCAAGATCAACGAGCTTAAAAATACGTTCTTCTGCCGCCCGGATAAAGACGGGCAGGTTTGTTACAAAACTCGTCTCTGTGTTTTCCGCAAAATCTTGTATTGCTGTTTTTAACTGTGCATATGTAAAACTCATGCCGTCACCACCGTCACTATGCCGACGGAAGCCACCGCCTTAGTGTCCCTGAGCCCCTGCGGAAAAGAAGTGCCCCCGACAAAAACAGTTTGAGGTTCAACGCGGTCTGGGCGCGGATTATACAAAGCCTCTGCATCAGCCACTTCTTTAAAAGGGCCTAGTTGAGGATGCTTAGGCTCATACTCGTCTTTGCCGACAAGCAAGCCCGTCCACTCTCTCCGCATGTCCTGATACCGATACCGGAACCCCGAGCGGTCTGATATGGCGTAAGAGTCTTTTCCGGTCGCAAACCTCGCCATAACTACCTACCGAAATAGTTATGGCTTGGAGATATTTGAAGAGACGACCGGTCTCGGTCTTCCTGCATCGCCCTCTGCATCTCCTCTTCGTACACCGCCTTCAAAAGGTTTGTTCTATCCGGAGAAAACTTGATGGAGAGGTAATAAGAAAGACCCGCAGAAACGCACGGATAAAACCTAAAAGGTACATCTAAAGTGTTGGTCTGCGTGTCCGCGTCGTCCAACCGGGTTAGCCTATCAAAAACCAGTTCATACGAAGAACTGGAGTCGGGTGTCGGCCAAAGCCTAACCTGCGGAGTAATCTGCCTATCAACGTAGAACTGCACCGGACGACCGGTTGAGCGCTTACTAGTAAGGCCTAAGTAAGCGTCGCGTCCTATACGAGTAATCTGCAAGTCAGACTGATTGCTAGCACCACTGTTCTGCCGAACCACTGCCGACAAAATGTCTATTGAAGACTGAACATCTTCCAAAGATACGGCAGAAGAAACCGTTGCCGTCGTACCAGACGTGCCACCGGTTATAGTTTCGCTAGCCGAAAAAGTCCCTGACGGCACGTTTATCGCAAGAACCGTCGAAGAGTTGACATTAGTAATTGACGCCGTCGCTGAACTGGTGCCGCCGGTTATAGTTTCCCCGTCCTGAAAACCCGTTGTGCTATTGACCGTCATGGTCAACGTGCCCACCGGGTAATCAGCTACGTCATTAGCGAGCGCTATCGTTTTCTGCTCTATCGTCCACCGGTTGATGCCGCGGTTAGCCCACTCGGCAAACAAAAGGTTTAAAGATCTTTTTGCAGTGCGCAGGTCGTAGCCCGTTCGGGCTTCTAAGCCGCACCGTTCAAAAGCCTCTTCGATATGCTCGTTAACGTCTAGCTCGAAATTCTTGCTAGAGGAAACAGTCACTTAATTACTTTCTTTTTCGAACCATGCCGCCGCCGCGCATCTTCTTAACCATGCCGCCGCCGCGCATCTTCTTGGGGCCTTTTTTAACCATGCCGCCGCCGCGCATCTTGCGAACGGGCTTTTTCTTACGAGGCTTCATCGCCATTTGTCAGTCTCCTGTGTAAAGTTTCTCTTTGGTCGTAAAGCGTTCGGTTTTCCGGAACTTTGAAGGCTTGGTCATAATAACCCTTGTCCTTCAACTGATCCGCGCTGTGCTGAAGCTTTCGGAGCCGTTGAATAAAAATAATAGCATACTTTTCTCCTACAACAGGAGAAAAAGAGCCGTCATCAAGCAACGCGTCTTCATCATCGTCTGGGTGGAAGCCCATCAGCCAAAGATCCTTCTGACCAAAAATACCCTCGGCAATAGCGTCGTTGAGGTCTGAAACAAATTCCTCAAAGACTTGTGGGTCTTTTTTGTACGAAAAGTCTATCAGAAGGATTACGTCAAACGTGTCATCAAATCCGGCCATGGTTTGATAGAGAGGCAAATTGTCGTCTTCAGTCTTAAAAACGTATCCAACCTTATTCTCTTCAAAGGCCTTCTTCGCATACGGACACGCCGGTAGTCCGTTGAAAAACTCACTAGGTTTTTCTAAAGCGTGTCGAGACCATTCTCGCAAATCTTTTTGAACATCAAGCTCAAGGCTCATGTGTACAGTGTCCGTTTTCTTCTGTTTGAAAGAACAGCGCCGCAGCCCTTATTCAGCTTACGATAAGGAGCCCCGACAACTACTCCTCCGTTTTTCGCTTTAGCAACTTTTGCAGCCTTCGTATTGGCGACAACAGTTTTTCCTTTAGAGCCTTCGCGCTTCTTTTTACGCGCTGTAGAAGCTCTTTGGCCTTTTGAAAGACTTTGCGCTTTGCTCCGAGGAAGGCATCTATCGGGATTCTTTTTATCCTTTGAACTTCCGCACGGCCCCGCGATATTACCGCTGCTATCGATCCTAACCCAGTCTTCATCTAACCATTCCTTTAACTTGCCCATTTAACGGCCCTTTCTTTTGCCGCCCTTTGACTTTTTAGCATAGTTGGGGTCTTTGCAATATTTCGATGCTGCCAAATTTGCGTAGGCCGAGGGGTAGGTGTCAAAGGTTCTCTTTGCCCAAGCCTTGCCCTCGGGGCAAATCTTGCTTCCCTTGCTTTTAGAAGAGACTTTTCCGCCTTTTCTAAAATAAGTAAGCTTAGGCTTACGGGGCTTAGGGCCGGTCCGAACTTTCGCCATGCGTCCTCACAATCTTGCGGGATTGAATAAACTGCTCCCACATGGGTTTTATCATCTGGTGATTTTGATCGACTTTAAGAGCCGTTCTTTCGGTCCGCTTATCTACATCTATCAATGTAGATGACTGCCAACCAAGCAAGCCCAAAAAAGCCGTTACAACTCCTGCAACAAGGATGCCTATGATAGTCTTTTCCATCAGCACTTCCAACGACGACGCGCCTGACGAATGCGCGAGTTAGGGTTGTTACGTGTCTTAGCCGAGCTTCTTTTTAGCTGACCAAGAGATCTAGCGCAGTAACTTTTCCGTCGTTTGGCGGCGGCGCTGCCTTTTTTGACTTTACCCGTAACTGCGGTTTTTAGCTTAGATCCGGGATTTGCTTTACGATATGCCTTAACCCCAGCACGAGTCATCCCCGCACCTTTTTTCGTCTTCCGATAATTGGGGTTTTTACCGGCAGTAGTGCGTGGAATTGACTTTTGTCGTTTCTTCGTAGCCATCAGTGAAGTGTCCGGTCTTCAAAAAAAGGCTCTAATGGTTCAGACAGAAGCTCTTCTAAGGCTTGAATAAAGATGTCAACCTGAACCGGAGATTCAAAGCCGGTAAACTTTACAAAAACCTCTGGGGTGGGGGAATCCTCGACAGCAATGTAGTAGCTGCCCGAAAAATTAAACTCCCCCACCCTAAATCCGGCCACCGTAAGCCTCCTTAGTACTCTTTCCGCAAGTACAAAATAACCGTGTATGTATCTGCGGAAGTATGACCTACCGTGGTGAACTTGAGATCTCCAGTCTTGCCGGATCCTGCGTTATTAGTCAGGCCGCCAAAAACGGTGTAATCGTGGTTCCCGCTCTGGTTTTCGCCAAGTTCGATACAGAATTGGTTGGACGTAGCCTCCCAAAGTATCTGTAGCTTCATGCCGATGCACTGCCACCAGATACGCTCAATGACGACACCCGTGCAGGTGTCGCCGTCAGCACTGGTGTTAAGGCCAGAAACGTCTACCTTGGTGACCGCATCTTCGCCCGAGCCGTCCGAGATATTGGTAAACTTCATTACCGCATATTTCGGTCCGTCAGAGAGTGTTTGAGAAGTTACTGCGTCAGCCATTTTCTAGCACCTTATCTGGATTGAGCCGCAAGCAGGTAATCAACGCTCATCGACTTGGTGCCCGTAGCGGAACCTGAAAGTTCCATCGCACCTATGGCAAGGTTTTCATCATCCGGAATATTGTCGGTGTGTGTTGCAACCAAGTTGCGGTTCACAAAAAACTCAACGGATCCGGTGCTTTTTACGTGAAAACCGAGCGTCACATACGTTCCAGAGGAAATGTCAACACCTGAGTCCGTTGTCGTAGCCGTGCCGTCTTTTTCGGTGACGCAATCGATGTTGCTGTCTCCGTCATCGATCTGGAAAACAATTCGGTCTGCGGCGGTAAGCATTGCTTCCGGGTTGGTCGCAAAGTTTACGGTAAGTCCGACACACACGTCCATGGCGTCGCCTTCTGCATCCGTCACAAAAAGCTTTGTTTCAAACCAAATATCACGGCCCGAGGATACCGCAAAAATTTCATTGCCTTGAATAGATGCGCCGTCGTTGTCTGTCGTCGCTTGACTACTTAGAACAACAACGCCGTTTTCTACATCCGCGCCGAGTGCGGCAGAGGCGCTAGAATCTTTTACAACGGTCCAGTCGTTGGTGCTGTCAAGAGTAACGCCAGTGAAGTCGTCCATGTACAGGACATAGTCCGGGTTACAGGACATTGGGAGGTTTTCGAACCACTTGCGTGGAGAGTCCTTTCCTGCATAAAGGATAGGACCAGTAAAGTGAACAGCCATTTTGTACTCCTGTCGTGGCTAATGTCGGCACGTTATGCGCCGTCAGGGACAAAGAAAATATAAACCAAAACAAAAGGGGCGGCAATAGCCGCCCCTTCCGTTGTACAAAGAACTTCTGAGCTTATGCAGCGCCAGCCGTTCCAAATACGCAGCGCCAGTCGGAAACACCGAACGAATAACGCTCACGCGCCTTGAAGCGCATGTTACCCGTATCGAAGTCGCCTTCCATGGCGGTTTTCAGCGGCGAACGGTTAAAGAACTTAAAGCCGTTCGGCGCGTCCGTCTTAACAAAGAACGCGTCCGTGTCGGTGAGGAAGTGGTTAACCACCGCACCTTCCGGAAGCATGCCCATGGAACGGACCGCGTTGATGTCGTTATCAGCCGTCCCGCTACGCAGGTTGCTGTTAATGACACGCTCTGCAACGAACTGAAGCTCTTTCGGAATGATGAGCTTCTGTCCACGCACCGCAATCTTCAGACCACGCTCGTCGGTCAGACCCGCGATATCAATCAGCATCTGCTCCAGCGAGGTCTCGTTGAGATCCGACGCCGTAGAAAGCTGGTTGCGCTGGTTGCCCGAAATCGACGGGTGAGCGGAAGAGCAAAGGGCTGCCCCGTCACCAATCGGGTTGGACGTGGAGAAGGCATTGTTAAGAATGCCTGCGGCCTTGATCTGCTTGGTCTGAGCCATCGAACGAGCCAAAGCCTTTGTGTAACGGCTTGCAAGCCGGTCATAAAGGTTGTCTTCGATAGCCTCTTCCGTGATCGAAAAGGCCAGAGCGATTGTCTCGTGCGTGTAACGGGCAGTGTATGTTTCCTGCGCGTCATCGAACGAGATAGCTCCACCCTCGTTTTTCACGGGAGCAGTCGAGAAGCCGCCGAGCATTACCTCTTCTTCGAAGGCGCGGTCCGAGGACTCTTCTTCAAAGATTTCAGCATGCTCGTTCTCGTAACGGTCATATTCAAGACCAAAAAGAGCATTAAGGCCGGGCTCAAGCTCTTTAGCCAGTTGGGCTCTAGAAATAGCCATTAATCAGCCCTCCTTAAATGCCCGTCGAATCGGCGGTGGTTTGAGAATCAAACCGCCGAGTCGGCGAATTAAAGTGAGCGTTCAGGCGCACGATCAACGGGATACCTGCCGCGGTGAAATCGCTGTTGGCTTCATCGTCCATGATGCCAACAATACGAAGCGGAAGGGTCGCCGTCGTAGCAATCGAGCTAACGCTGAGCGCACTATTCGACCGACCGGTATCGTCTGAACCGGTACGAGCCGAGGTTCCGAGAGAAGCGTTCGCGAAAACACCAGCCAGTGCCGTAGCACGGTCAGTGAGGGACGCGTCACTTGCAACCTTAAACAACTGGTTCGGGTTGTCGGCAACCAGCGCTTTGACAGGATGATTCGTGTCAACGCTGACCGAGTTAGAACCGGGCCAGTGATTAAGGAAGGTAGTCTTCTTCGTCACCGAGTCCACGTACTCACACCCCATCATCACGCCAAGCGCCTGAGTGGTTCCACCACTCGTAGCACCAGCTTGATCGATAACGCCAGCCGCAAGCGGAACGACAATCGCCCCGTTGTAAATAGCGTTGGTGTTGTCTGACGCAATTTCATAGGTCGTAAGACCCGTTGAGTTCGCGCCGGAGCCGACTAGACCGATAGGACGAAGACCGTAGGCAGTTTCCTGATTTGCCATTTGGAATTACTCCTAAAGGAGGTGGTTACTCTTTCTTTGAACCACCAAAGGTTACACGAGATTGACGATCAGGTTGATTGATCGTCATCGTTGAATGTGCGTTCTCGCGCATCATATCGTGGTCAACCGCTTGCATCTGATCGAAATTCCGTTTCTGGAAGTATTCGGTTCTTTCTGCAACAGTCTCTTCCGGTATGCGGGCGAGAAGCAAACCACCAACGCCAAAAACGCCTTCGTATTTACCCGAGTCAATAGTCGGCGCTTCAAAATCTGGATACTCTTCCTGACGGACAAGTTCCCAGCCTTCACGCAGCTTAGCGCTGATGTTTTTGCGGTCATCAAAACCACGAACCTCAGACCTAATCCACCTGTGTTTGAAGCCGTCCGGTGCGGGCGGCGCGTCTAGCATGGAGGGTGGAGCCCACGGCTTACGCCTAGCCTTTGAACTCCGGCTGTTGTTGGCGCGAGAAGTCCGGTTAACCGAAGCACCTTTTTCAATCTGTTCTTCGCTCATGTCCTACTCCTTCACGTATTTCGCGTATTCTTCTAGCGGCACACCCAACTTTTTAGCCATCGTAACTTGGGTAGGGGTGAGAGTTACCCGTTTCTTGCTGCGCCCAGACGCGGACCTGTTAACAGAGGCAACCGTCTGAGCGGGTCGTTTACCTCTGGTTCCGTTATCAAACTTATGGGGAAAAGCTTCCGCCATACGTTTATCTAGTTCACTATAGTAATCATCGCTGGCGGGGTCAAACCCCTCGTCTTCGATGAGTTGCTTGTGTATTCCGAAAGCAGCGTACGTCATGGTCTCGTCAGAGCCGAACCATTCTCTTTCAGAAGCCCACGCCTCTGCCTTGGGATCCGGTCGCCGCGGAGCCTGTTGGGGCTGAGCCTGTTGGGGCTGAGCCTGCGAAGCTTCCATCGCCGCTTTCTGAGCCTCGGCGTTCCGCTGAGCCTGCGCGGCACGATCCGCCTGAATGGCAAGAGCAGTAATTTTTCGCTGAGACTCAACGATCTGATTGCTATCGCCAATCTCAATGGCGTTTTTAAGGTCGCTCTCCGCAGCCTGTAGCTCACTTTGAACGCGGCCACTAAACTCATTTACGTAGCCGCTGTCTAAGGCATCTACCCGCTGCTTTAGAGTTTGAGCCTCTGCCTGAACTTGCTGAGCAAACCGAAACGCTTCCTCTTTCTCGCGCTCCGCCTGACGCATCTTCTTGGTAAGCTGGTTAATTCGTTTTTGAGTCGCGTTGTGCGCCTTATCGAATTGATCGTCATCGGCGGCTTCCTCTGACGTATCGCTTACTTCGATGCCGGAAGCCTCGGACGCAGGCTCTTCCACCTCCACCGTAAGCTCTTCGTTTTCGTTTTCGGTCTCTTCGACCATGTCAAGTTGTTCTTCTGCCATAACGGCCTCCTACATGTGTAAAACGTCTTCAGGATCAGAAATCGTGGCTAGCACTTCGTCATCGTTTAAAATGCGAACCTCTCCGCCATCGATCTTGAACCGAGAACCGGCATACCGGGCAAACATCACCCAGTCTTTTTCCTTGCACCACGGACCGTCGAACTTGTCCGGATCTTTGTAGGCCAATGGTCCTACCTTTAAGACGTATCCGACTTGTGTGGCTACCTGATTCTCTTCTACAACCTGATCCGGAAGCAGTATCCCGCCCTCTGTTTTGCCTTTCCCCCGGTAGGGAAGCACAATAAGTCTCCAACCTGTTGGAGTCGGAATCCGCTCTAAAAGAGACTTAGATATGAGATCGGGATCCAGAACACGGTCTTCTGGTTTTACATATGCAGAGGCTATTTTTTCAGCCTCTTCGCCAACCTTTTCAAGGTCAGCAATCGCTGGGCTAGTCATCAACATGCTCCTGTTTTTCTAGCAGGCTCTTGAGTTCCTGTTCAATGAACGCAAGGGCTCTAAGCCAGCCCATGAGTTCGCGATACTGTTCCATGTCTTTGACCTCTCCAAACTCCAGAGTGTCTACGACAACAGAACGCTTTTCTTTTAACAGACGGAGTATTGCCTCTGCAAGAAATATCTCATTCATTCCTATAATTATCCGTTTTTAGAAGATATACGAGCGTGAGCCTTGCTCATTGCCCGATTGCCAAACCAAAAAGCGATAATCGCGGAGAAGATTGCTTGCGTTTCGTCGTCCCACGCCGACTCAACGGCGGTGACCCAGTCAATGTTTTGGTTTTCTATCATGGCGTAAATCATCACGCCTTTGACTGACGCAAACGCTATGAAGAAAAGGTAAGTAAGAATAGGGCGCACACTGCCGCGCAGAGCGTTGACAAATCCCCCAGCGTCGATAGATCGATCATGTTCGTAAAGTCCCTTGGTTTCTTCTATTTCGGCCTGAGCATCTAGCTCTTTGACCTTGAGTTCAGAAAGCTGTGCAGCGTATTTAGCTTTCGCCTCCAGCATTGCCAACTCTTGTTTGTTGGCTTGTTGCTGTTTGAAGTAGCCTAGAACCTCCGGCACGATGGACGTGCCGAAGCCGAGCAGAGTTCCGAGTAAGCTAATCATTCTCGCCTCCAAAAGATGCGAGGTTATACGACATACTGAATCGTAAAGCTAGTCTTCTAGTGCAGGGACTATATGAACTTCATTAGCGGCTTGATCCACGTATGCCGTTCGCACCCCCATGCTTTTTTGAAGCTTGCTTCTTACGCGATGGATGCGGTCTTTGTTTTTTCTGCCCGGGTTTATTCGTTTGGCCTCTTTTTTCGCATCAAACAAATATGCTTTTCCTGCGGCGTCTATAGCAACAACATCGACCGGTGAATGCGGCGAGAGGGGCGTGAAGACGTAAAAGCCCCTCTCCGTCAGAAAGTTCATCAGGTAAAGTTCGCAAGAAAGACCGTCCTTGTGCCGGGGGTCCAACGGTCACTTCTTTTTAGCTATGAACGCTGCCGCCCCGAAGTACGCACTGACCACCCCAGCCATGCCTATGTAAAAAAGACTAAAAAGATCCGCCAAAGCTTTTATCCGAGAGTCCGGAAAGATTGGCAAAAACACCAGCGCTGTAAACACCAGCATGGCAATCAAAGCAATCCACGCCATCTGCCGCTGCGAATCCTGCTTATCTATGTTGCTGGCAGCGTTAGCCGCGGCAACCTCCTGTTCAGACAGAACACCGTCGCCGTCGGTGTCTATCTTACGCTTCGCGGGTGCCATTTAGCAGGACAGATAGCTGCCGCCTCGCTTCGCTGCGCCCATGCCGCGAACCGTGGCTTTTTTCATGGATGTCGGAACCTTCACGTCCTGACTTTTGCCATAAGGAATACGACCCTGACCTTGAATGTCGGCGTACTCTACAGCTTTCGGGGCAGCGCCCGGCTTGTTCGTTACGATTTTTACGGCAGCCATTACTGTCTCCTGTTTTGGCGTTGTTTAAGAATTTCACGTTCCATAGCGGAATTGATTCGAGCCGCAGTCTGCGCTTCTTGGCTCTGAAGCCTCTGGTTGAATTGCTGGTTCCGCATCTCCATGCCCGCCTGTTCGAGGTCGAGCTTGGCCTTGTCGAGAGCGGCGTCGTTCTGTTCTGATTGAGCCCGAATCTGTAGCTCCTGCTCCTTGAGTTGAACAAGCGGATCTGGGCCCTGACCTTCGGACGCAACCTGTTGGCTAAGTTGTTTCAACGCCTGCATGCCCTGCGCGATAAGCTGGGCCGTCAACGCTTCCACTTGCAGCATTTGTTCTTCGCTCAAGGGTTGACCCTGTTGCGCGTTCACCTGTTGCAGGTACTGCACCATTGCCTGCTCCGACGCCTCTATCTTCACATGCTCCATGATATGCTTTTGAAGAGTTACTGCGATAGTCGGAGCAGCGGCAACCATCGGTGTCGATCCGAACACCATGTGCGCCATGATATGCGCCTGATGGTCCTGACCCTCGAACGCTTTGAGAGGCATCATGTCCAGCGAGTTGATGTTTTCTTGCGCCGGGTCTATCGGCATCTGCTCGTCTTCCGGAATGCGTCTAAGGATCTTATCTGTATCCTTCACGCCAAGCGCGTCGTACATGTCCCGAAGAACTTCGTACATGTTGTGCATTTCGGGAGCGGCCTGAGCAAGCTGAAGCTTGGTCTGGGCCAAAGCAATACGCTGCGCCTGACTGAACACGTTCGGATCAGATACCGGAAGAACGTCTACGCGCTCATCAAAGTCACTTGCCATGATGGTCGAGTCTTCGCCCTCAACCGCAAACGGGTAACGCTGCGGAAGGTAGTCGGACATGACGCGGGCAAGTATCTTGAACTCCTGCCGCATGGCGTAGTGCAGCCTCTTGTGGACTGCCGACATGACGCGGGAGCCCTGCTCCAAAAGTGCAATGGTTGTTCCGACCGCAGCTTGCTGATTGCCATCACCGACCTTCATGTCTGTAATGGTTGCAAACCGACGACCGGCGTCTACGACAAAGCCCAGCAACTGAAACAGTGTTGTGTCTGGTCCCTTGAAGGGCAGCGGCATAAGACTGTCGGAAAGTCGGCCACCGGGCGCGTCAACGTCACGAAACTCACCGGGCTGGAGCGGGTCGTCATCGTCCCTGATCCTCATACCGCGGGCCTTGAAACCAGCGGGAAGATTAGAGAGAGTACCAGCATCGATAAGCTGGCGGAGCGCCGCGGTGGCCGTTCTTGACAGTCCCCCTATGGTGTGGATTAAACCAAGACCATAGAAGCCGAAGCCGGGAAGAAACTTGTAATGAACGAAGTACTGAATTTTCTGACGGAGTTCGTCGTTCTCACGGTAGTTGCGACGGATGGAGAGGATTTGACCATTGTCTATGGAGATCGTGACGACGTAAGGGACTTTAATTCCCGTGGCTTCGCCGTCGTCGTCAAGATCCTCGTAGCCTTCTAGGTCCAGATCAACATGACACTCTAGGATGGTGCAGTCGTAATCGTTGTTTGATGGCGACATGCCATCGATACGATTAACCTCGTCCTGTACGCTGTTATCCTCCGGCTGTCCCGGAATAACTGGAATGTCTCTGTAGAAGCCCGCGACCTGCAACTTACGCAAATCGTTGAGGGGCATCTTTACGACTTGGCTGATGTTGGGACACGTCTGCAAGTCCGAAGTGTCGTACGGAACAACAAGGTTCTCCGCAGGCACAAAACGGCTTACCGCTCGTCCCAGCATCTCGTCGTAATAAACTTTCTTGAACGTCGATCCAGCCAGCGGCAGATAGAACAGCATCTGGTCTAGTTCCGGCGTGTACTCCTCCATCACGTTCGTGATGTAGTAATTCATAAACTGCTCGACACGATGCGCCTGACGCACCGTCTCGCCGCTCTCTCGTCCTACGACTGCGGACCGGACCGGTCCCCTTGCCGGGAGAAGCTCGTTAAAAGCTTGCGCCTGAAACTGTGTAGCCGCCTCCGCCAGTAACGGGTGCGTAACCCCGGTCGCACCGCGAAACGGCTGGGTTCGCTCCTCATATGAGAACCCCAGAAGTTCCAAACCATCAGCATAAGCATCTTCCCACTCCTGCCTACCGGCGCGGTTGCCTTCGTACTCGTCAAGCAGATTTCCGGACAACGCGCCAAGCTCTGAGTCCGACATGCCTTCGGCAAGATTGCCATAGAAGTCACCCAAGTCCATCTTGTCGTCCTGCGGGTCGAAGTCTACGACGGTGTTTTCGCCCTCTTCGTAGATTTCAATGTCCTCGGGTATCTCTTCCGAAACCATCTCCATCACGTCGTTGTCCATCGAACCCGGAAGCTCGACTTCTATCTCGGCGGCGAGGTCTTCTTCGTCTAGTTGCGACGGAACATTGGTGTCCATAAGACCGGCCACGGGCCGCGGTTCTCTTGCCATGCTTCACGTACCTTTTGTAATTGCTTAATACTAGACGTGTTTTGTTAAAATAACACCCTTTTTCGGGGCCCTACTTTTTCAAGAGCGGATTGTCAAGCGCTTGTTGTAGCACTTTTCTGATTCGACTTTCCAGTGCGTCAAGTTTCGTGTCAATCGAACTGATCTTCGTGTCAAACCTTTCCTGCGCCGAAGCTATTATGTCACGGATTGTCTTTTCCGACTGACGCAAGGCTTTTCGCGTCTCTTGGTCCAAGGATCTGGACCGCTTGTCAACGTCGGACATGCTGGTGTGCAGTTCAGAAGCCTCGGTCCGGGTGTCAACCCGAACATCTCGCACAATCTCGTGCATTTCGTTGACGCGTTCCTTGAGAGCGGCCATTTCGTCTCGAAACAGTACTATTTCGTCGTTTATTTTGGTCTCAATCACCAAAAGCCGTTTATCAAAGCCAGAAAGGTCAGGTGCCTTGTACTTTTGTATCTGGGCTTTCATGTCCTCATAGTCTTTGTAGACCTCAAAAGCCCCGTATAAGCCGCCGATTAGCGTCGAAAGCCCCAAAGCCACGGCTACCATGCGCCCACCGCGGAATTTCACGCCTGCAAACTCTACTTCTGCCATTATTTACTCCACTGAAGCCGCACGAGAGCCTCGTGGGCCGCGTTAGATGCGCCAAAAACAACGTAGTCCTGCGCCGGATTGGACATCGGTGGCCCGTCCGGCACGGTTGCGCCCGTAAAAAACCCCTGAGTGTCGGGTATTTGAGCCCCTGTTATTAGTTTTGGCGAAATCATCCCCATCGCGACGATTGTGGTTGTTTGAGATGCAGCCGAATATCGTTGAGACGGCGCTATTTTTGCGACCGCTTTCTCCGCAGCCTCCTTCCGACGTTCTTGCTGCGTCTCTGGCTCGGCCTGTTCCTGCTCTTCGGGTTCCGGTTCCGGCTCTTGCTCCGGTTCTGGCTGAGATTCCGGTTCTGGCTCCTGAGTTTCAGGTTCAACCGGCTCCGGCTGGTCCTGCTCTTCGGATTCCTCCGGCTCTTGCTCTTGTGGTTCAGGCTCCGGTTCGGGTTCGGGCTCCATTTCAGCCTCAATTCGTGCCTCGGCCATCTGCTCCTCTTGCTGTTCCGGTTCAGGCGCGGAATCAACCGGCGCTATTTCGACAGGTTCGATGGCCTCAACCACTGGCTCAGGAGCAGAAGGGCCGAGGTCCGCGGCAACCGGTTCGGGTGCCACGTCTAATTCTATCTGCGGTATGTCTTCCACGAGTTCCGGTGGAGGCTCCGCGGCCAACGCATCGTTGAACGCTATCTGGTCCAGTATCTGTTGCTCGACCACCGTCTGAAACAGGAGACTGACGCTCGGATCCGAAAACTTCGGACCAAACGCGCCGCTGTGAAAGCCAGCGTCGATTCCAAAAAGTTCCAACTGACCAGTCAGCGACGTGTAGTCGTTCTCCAGTATCTGGTCAGAAAACGTAAACTCCCGCGTTCCGCTAAAGTCCAGTTCGACCTGATGCTCAAACTTCTCGACAATGGAGCTACTCTCCAGAAAAGAAAGGGTTACCCTGAAGATGTCGCGGCAGTCGCTCCGCTGCGTCAGGCTTGTGCAAGTAGAGAGCGTTGCGTTTGACGGGTGGGATGTCACGTCAATCGACGTGTTCGCCGTAAACCCCGCCTGTACCTCTGCTTCGGTCAGCGGCACATCAAAGTTGCTGGTGTACGTCGTCCCACCGTTCGACGCATTGCCCGTGCAAAACTCGCCAGTGCCGCAGCCTCGCTGGCTGGCCGTAGCTGTCCCACCCGTCACCGTAAACTCCGACATAGACGGCACCAGATTGCCTGTCGTTTCCTGACAAAAAGCGGGAGACGAAAGCGCACCGAGGGCAATCATTGCGGCAAGCCAGCGCATCAGTCCGAGTATTCTTCGAAGTCGTCGTTCTCTTCGACAACAGGGGCGGTCTTCTTAACCGACAATGCCGCAGCCTGCTTTGCCGCGACACGAATGAGCGAACCTTCCGGGGACTGCTCCGGGTTTTCGAGCCACGCTTCCTTGGCAGCGTCACCAATCTTGCCCATGTAAGGACACGGCGTCCCGGCCATCCACAAACCGTCAAACACCCGCACTTCCTGACACAAAATAGAAATGCCTGCCACCTTCAGCCCCATTCCAAAAACGCTACGCGCAAGCTTGATACGCTCACAGTTCAGATCGCGGACCGTGGTTCCACCAGAAAAGCCAACGAAACCTGTCTGAACGGCACCGCTCTGTCCTGTCTGGCACACGTCGGAATTGTTCACAACAATGGAAGGGCTCGACGCGGTAGGCGGCGTCTTGTCAATAACTGTCGAGCTACTGACCGTGGCGCTCGTTACAGTGTCCGTGGCCCACGCGCCGGGAGAAAGAACAACCAGTAGCGCAGTCAGAACGAGCCCGCGCCGAAACATCTAACCCTGCTTCATCACGGACTGCATAAATACGCCAAGTCCGTTTGATGGAGATGAAATCTCGTTCGTAGGTCCGCGGGCCATGATCCGGTTTACCTGCGCCATGACCTTCGGGTCAGCCCGCTGCATCAGTGAAGAAAAGTCACCGGGTATGCCCGCCTGTTTCAAGAGCCGTGATCCGAGGGCCGCGGACCGTGGGTCTACGTACGGGACGACTTTGCTGATTGTTACGCTTTCTCCGATACCTACACCACCGCCATCGGCATACCCCAGCCCCTCTTCAGACGGGGCCCCTGCGCCCAAGTCAACCTTTGACTCCTTTTCCTCGGGAAAATCCAGAGCAGATTTAGTTTGAACCGTGCCTCCTCCATAAGTCAGCGCTTTGGGGTTTCCGAGTTGATTTAGTAAGTCAAATCTTTCAGGGACAGGATCGGGATACCTTGTTCCAAACAGTCGCAGCAAGGCAGTGAAGGGACCGAATCGTTCAAACCCCTGTCCTATACCGGTTCTGTCTTCGTAGGGCAGGCTGCTTACTCTGGGTTCGTTTGGCATTTATTTACCTTTAGTAATACGCGTGGACACGTTGACCGGTTTCGGTGTCTTCCCAGTCGTCCGACGGCAACTGAATAAAGTTGCCCTGACGGTAACGCATCAACGCCTGTGTCATGCTATCAACCAAGTCATCATATTCGCCGTTAGGAAAAGCTGCAACTTCTTCTATCATCTCGTCCGCGAACAACTCGTCGGGGGCCCACACCATTCCGGCCTCAAAAAGCGGCGACACGGAATGCACCCGCGTTACCTTGTCCGATCCTTTCGACGGCGTGTAGTTGACAACAGGAATACCGATCTGACGTAGCTCGTGTGTCAGCGGCATACCGCTCGCCTTCGCCTCGACAATTACCGTATCCGGTTCCCAGTAGTTGTACTGGTCGTACGCCTGCTCCTTCAGTTCAGGAAAATCCCACCGACCCTTCTTACTGTCCAACAGGATAAGGTTCGGGGGGCCCCCTTCCTCCGGATAAAAAACACCCCACGTCGTTATCGCAGAGTAGTCCGCCGTCTCGCGTTTACTGAACGCCGTGTCATAACTCTGGATGACGTACTGCAACTGGGGCACCACGTCTTTCTCCCACCGCTTCCACCACTCACGCGGAATAATCGCATTCTCTTCGCCCGTCGGGTTTTGCTGATACTGGGCATTCCACTTCGACGGCGGGATAGATGCGCGGACCGCGGTCAGATCCTCAAGCGACCAGTACTGAGGCCAGCACGGTTCGCCGTTCTCGAATATCGCAGGTAGCTCCACAACCTCCCACTGGTCAGCCAACGGATCTTTAGCCATGGACCGAAGTAACTGCCCGGTCATGTCCTTCTCCGACCACCGGGTCTGGACCAGCACAATCGACCCGCCCGGCTGGAGCCTCTGTCGGGGGCCCCCGGTGTACCACTCCCACGCATCGTCAAAACCACTGTTCGACATCGCCGTCTGTTCCGAGTGCGGGTCGTCAATGACCACGAGATCGCCGCCACGTCCGGCCAAGTTCGATCCAACACCAACGGCGTAGTACATGCCGCCACGGTTCGTGTCCCAGCGACCCGACGCTTTACTGTCCGCAGCCAACGCGACCTCGGGAAAAACCTCCTTGTACTCGTCCGTCTCAATAAGGTTCTTGACCTTACGACCGAAGTTCACGGCAAGCTCTGTCGTATGCGTCGCTTGAATGATCTTCATCCGCGGATCACGTCCCATCATCCACGCAGGGAACAAATAACTTGCGAACTCAGACTTCGTGTGACGCGGGGCCATGTTAATTATTAAACGCTTCAACTCGCCCGTTGCTACACGCTCAAACTTCTCTGCAATAATCTTGTGATGTCGCCCCGCAATGAAGTCGGGCCACATTGCTCGGACAAAAGTCAAAAAATCATTTTGACATTTTTCGTGCTTCTCAAGCTGCGCTAAACGCAGTTCAAGCTTCAGTCTTTTTGCTTCTGCTTCGGGCGTCATTTGGTTAGGCATCTTACGGGGCCCCTAGAGATGTTTCACGTGAAACATATGGGATGGTTCTTATCCAATCAAGTCATATCAAAATATCACATATCGTATGTCAAAAACATGGTCTTACACCCGTGTCCCCCGGCGGCGCGGGCCGCGCTGGACGGGCGGCGGGCCGGGTGCCGAGACCGGCGGCGGATGACCCGATGCCAGCGGGCCCCGGCGCTTTTTCCGGCGTCCTATCTCGCATGTGCGAACGCGCTGGACCCTGCGGAAATATGGGATTTATCGCTGCCCAGGTCGCGGCGCTGCACAACGGCCCGCGTTCGGCGGTGCAATATGCGGGAAATCCCGTCGCCGCTGGCCGGGGCGGCGGGCGTCGCCAGCGGGCCGGGTGCCGGGTGCCGGGTGCCGGGATCCGCGGCGGCGGGATCGCGGCCCACGGTCCGCGCTGGGCGCTTCCCGGTACGTTTCAGGCAGGGCGCGGGCGGCGGGCCGGGGCAAGCTTAACGCACAAAAAAACCCCGGGGCGTTACCCCCGGGGCGTCGTGTGCGGCGCTGGGCCGCTTTATTCGTCAGGCAGGTGCCGAACGATTTTCCACCAGAACAGCGTGAAGGCGAGCGTGAGACCAATCACGGTCGGCGGGTAGTACAGCCAATCCATTTTAGAATTCCCCCCAACCGGCGGACCGTGCCCACGCGTTATCGGCGGCGGTCAACCGGGCGCGGCGCTCGAGGTCGGCCCGGGCTCGAGGGTCGGCGGCGCAATCGTCGCAAACGGCCTCTTTGCCGTGTACGTCGGTATTGCCGCATTTGGTTTGGACCTCGCGCACGTCGTACCCGCGCGGCACCCAGTAGCTCACAAGATTGTCGCACATTATCAGGACACCGACACGGTAGCGGACGCTTCAACCGTGATATCGTCGATTTCTACCTCAACCGATAGCATGTCGGCGACGGCCCTC